CCGTAGCGTAATTATTGTTTCCAGATTTATAATAGTATTTGTTCGCTGGCCCGTTATAATAAATATTTGATCCCCAATATATATCCGAAGCCGAACCACCTACGCAATACACTGGACTTCCCCAGCTAATATTACCTTGAGAACCAGCCCAATAACCATAGATTTCATTAGCGTATAATATCCATCTATGGCTTGCATCTCCTAACTGATACCCATCAGTAGGATAAAAATTTGTATTGCAACTAATTCCCGTAGCAGTTCCAGCCAATCTCAACTGCGGACCAGAGGAAACCGAAGAAAGATTAAGCCTTAACGCATAAACCTCTCTCCACCTTTGAGATGGAGTTCCAAAATCATAAGAATCTTGAGCAATAGGATTGAAATGACTACCGCAACCTATACCAGAGGTATATCCCTCTAATCTCGACTCTATTCCTCCAGAAGAAGGAGCAAGATTTAATTTAATGGCATATACCGTATTCCATCTGTAAGAAGCATCTCCTAAATTACCTATATCACCACTTCGAGGCAATAATGCTCTAGGATTGAATTCCATATAATAATTTCCCGGAGCNNGGCCAGCCAAGCAGTAATAGGACCATCCTTTACTCCAGGGGTAGCATAAAGCCAATCCCAGCGAAGATTATCTTTCGACACACTTGTTCTAAATCTGGCCGCATACATCGGCTCTACAACCGTTCCCTGCTGATAAGCCCAATTAGCCCCATTCCAATAAAAATTTGACCCTATCATCTGCTCGCAACCTGCAGGAGAACTCTGCCCGGTTACGGTATATATATTCCCGCCCCACCACCAAGAATCTTTTGAGCCAATATTTACTCTATAATCACCAGCCGATGACGGATAAATAGTATTATGAACCGGAACACTCATACTGACATTAGGAACCTGCTCAACAGAAGTAATAACCGTTCCGTTAAAAACCACCTTGGCGATAATAACATCATTTGCCCCAACTGAAGTTACGGCATTAATTTCCCCCACAGTTTCGTAGTTTATGTCATAATTCATCTGCAAAACGATATAATAAGTATCCGCGACCTTACCCGTGAAATCAATTTCAATCGTATCGGTAAGCCTGCAATTCAATACATACCCATCGGGGTCTTCATAAGAGGCAACGGAATCGCCTTTTGTAACATCAGGAACAAGCTCGATTTTCGACGGCACAATTCCAACTTGAGCCACAAACCCCCTCCAAACCCCAGACTGATAATGCCCAGCAAACATCCTATTTACAGCGGCGGAAACATACTGCTCTTTCCACCTAACCTGAATATTGTCCGACGGGATTACATAGTCTGGCATATTTACCTCCCACGACCTCAAAATAATAATCTCATTTTAAGATTAATTACCATTCCAAGACTTTTTTTGATTTCTGGGAAGTTTCCATAAGCAATTAGATTGCCCTGCTCATCAAAGATACCTATCTCGTAAAGACTCGGAGTAATCCCACCTCCCCTATCAATCGCTTCGTTAGGCCCGACATAACAAGTGCAAAGCACAGTATTTACTCCTTCATGATATTCATATTCTACCTTAGTTTCGGGATCGGCGTCAAATTCTTTTTCAAAGAAAAACAGCAAAGGGTTATCTTCTGCAAAAATCCCAGTTCTATTCCAGGCATAATAGGCAGTAATATCGGCACCACTTCCTGGAGGGGAATTAAAGGTAATACTATAAGCACCGGTGAAATAGTTGATAGTCCCTGATCCGCCCAAGCTCCCGATCAAGTTTCCTGCCCCATCATCAGTAAAAATCTCTACTCCATCAGTAATCTTAACTAAACCCGGCATCAAAGAATCATGCAAAACAGGGAAAAAATCGAAATTTCCACTAAAAGCCGAACTGCTTCCATCCCCGGTAGCAATGACTTCCCCGCTCCTAGTATCTGGATTTTTTGGAGTTTTCCCTACCGGAGGATATTCCGGCGATCCCCTAAATCCTCCTTCCCCAATCCTAAAATACTTCGCTCCAAGAGGTTTCAAGTTAGGAGGGCTAACGCCAAAACTAACCATATTGGCAAAAGTTTTTGCCATTGCCTCCTTACCCAAATTAGTAATTATAGATATTAAACCCATTTAAAACTGAATTACCGCAGTAAAGGTTTCATTTTTAGATGCAGTTTTGTTTATTGCCGGGAAAGTCCCATAAGCAATCATATTATCCTGCTGATCAAAAATCCCAATCTCATAAAGGGTGTATCCATTTGCTTCAGTGGTGTCTAAAAACGCGACACAAGTTATTACATTCAATCCTCCAGTAAAAGAATAAATAACACTATCAAGGTCTTTTTGAAGAACCGGCTCTTCCAAATCTGTCAAAGTCGGATCTGGCTCTTTAGGAGATGTTCCAATATGTCCTCCAGTTCCAACCTTAAAATACCTTGCCCCTACGGGCAACAAATTCCCGGTATAACTGACATCTCCAGCAATAATTTTTGCTTCTATTTCCTTTGCCTTATTGGTAAAAACCAGCTTCGCTACTGACATTACGGACCCTCAACCACGGTTAAAGTGCCAAGCCCTCCATCTGAATCTGTTACCCTCAAATCCGCCGGAATAACATCAAATCTTTCTATATACGGAGGCTCTGAATAAAGATTGATTTGAGGATACTTAACATCTACATAGATTGGAGTTACTCGCTTAACCTTATTAAGGATTCTTTGCCAAGCATCGGCAAGTTCTTCCGAAGTCAACTCAACTGGAAAAGCTGGGGTAAACCACAATTCAAGAGTATGGCTTTTGCAATAATCACAAGTTTCCCCTCCCGGAGGCGGGTCACTGGTAAACCCAGACGGTGTCCAATAAAGCTCCTTAACCTCTACCGCAAAACCATAAATTTTCCCAATAATATCATACGCATTTCTCGTTCCCTTTATCCCAAACCATTTAAAGGCATTTCTAATCGAGCTTCGCTTAAAATATTCAACATCATTATCATCAATTACCACCCCATAATCATTTGCAAGCAATTTCAAATGCTCAATCCATATTTTATTTGCATCTCTTAATTCCGGAAATTTTTCTGTTTTTAAAAGAATCTCATCAAAAATCGGACGCAAAGATATGATAAAATTACGAAAAATATTATCTCTTTTCTCATCTTCAATCCTATAAATTTCCGGCATAAAATCCCATAAAGTTCCGTCCGAATAATCAGCGAAACCAAAGGGTTCTTCCCCGAAAGGATCATATCCAAATCCAATTAATCTAGGCATTAAATATTTCCCTTAATTACACCCAAGTTACCGGAGATAAATCACTGTATCCTTTGCTCTCTAGATCGGCAACAATCACTGCTTCCATTTCTGAATTCGCTTTCGTGTTAGGAAAGGTATAGATGCGAGAGATAAAAATCGGATTATCTCTGTCAAGCCTACAAGTAATATTATAGACTTCGTCCTCTTCAATGTGATCCTTATGCAGTATTAAGGCCATTTTCCCCCTCCTATTCCTTAACTTCCCAATCTACATCTCCTGTATATGGATTGTTGAATCTAATCACACATCCTGTAAATAAGTTTCCATTTTTAATCCACCCAATCTTAACCACAGGGGAAGAGGTATTGTCTAATATGGTCAACGAAACAAACGGCTGTTTGCTAAAGCTTACCTGTTCACCTTTGCTATTCAAAAAATAAACATAAGCTACTTTGGAATTGTCAAAATGCGCGGTCCCTCTAATTACATTCGCTTCAACCGCCAAATGTCTAGGCATATCACACCTCCGTGGTTGTCAAAACTCCAGACAAATCGGTAGTCAACATAAATTTCTTTCCGCTCTTTTCTCTCAAAAGAACAAACTCTGTTCTAATGACAACTTCCTTTGAACCAGTAACTTTTTGGCTCTTACACTGAGGGCACTTTAAAACTGTCAAATACTGCACCTCTTCAAATACCTTATCACAAGCAGGACAATAAAGATTAGACTTATTCGGCGGATCGCCCTTGTGAATTAATACTATTCCATTAAGAACTGATTCTTCTGAAGAATTAAGAGCTTCAATAAAATTCAAAGTTAATACATTGTTTGATCTATCCCAAAATCCATATTTACAAACTTTAGTAATATCTTGATTTTCCTCTATTTCTAACACAAGCCGGTCAAGATTTACCACCGACTTCACATATTTATATTCAGCCATAAACCCTCCTACTTCAAATAATTAAACATATACCCTCGTTACTGTAAGTTCTACCCTCCTGATATAAATTGTCCCCGAAGTCCCGTTCCTCATAAAATCCAAATAGATAATCTTTGACCCAGAAGTCAAATCAACTATTCTAAAACCGGATATAGGAGCATATAGAGAAGTTCCCCCCCCTGGATCACTCATAGAAAACTCCGCAAAAGTATTCGTTCCATCAGTTATTCTGAACATGCCCTCCGTTGACGACGAAGACGAATTCGCCTCAAAATACCATTCTATCTTAAATTTTCCGGCCGAACTTACCGTAAAAGAAAGCGAAGTAGCATTGACCCAAGAAGTCGAATTCGTATTAAATCCGGCTTCGCTATAAGTCCTCCAGTGCCGAATTATCTCCCCTAATGTTGTTTTCTTCTTAACATAGCTAGCTTCGGAATCCTCTATCAAAAATACATCTCCATCTGACAGAGGAGACTTGGAAGTAAATCCGTTAAAGTCTCCAGCCCCTCTTTTTAGAAAGGGCATATATGTAGCTTGAGTCTTTTTCTTGTTATAACTATCGGCGGCATCCTCAATCAAAAATCTATCCGACAAATCAACTGCCGTCTTTTCGGGATATCCACCCCAATCATTTGCGGCTCTTTTCAAAAAAGGAAGATTTTCTATGGTAATCTTCTTTTTAACCCAAGAAACCAAACTATCTTCAATTAAAATCCTGTCTCCATTAGACGGAGGAACCTTATCCGAAAATCCACCCCAATCATCCGCCGATCTCTTTAATTGAGCATCATTGGTAACATTACCCAATCCCACCGAAGTAGGACAATGAAAAGTGGAGGTATCGGCAGACAAATTTCCGTGTCCATGAATATGATCGGCTCTACTAATATCCGTACTAGTTCCAGGAGACGGAGTTCCGAGATAATTTGGATTAGTATTGCTATAAATAAGTGCGTCTAATTTCGATTTGTCCGACGCCGACAGAAAACCATGGGAAACTCCCGCCACAGCAAGAGCATGAAAACTTCCTCCGGCGAGATTTCCGTGTCCGTGAACATGATCAGACCTACTAATATTCGTGCTAATTCCAGGGGAAGGAGTTCCCACATCATTCGGATTAACATCCGAATATACAAGTTCATCTAATTTTGACTTGTCGGTGAAAGACATAAATCCATTACTAATCGAAGTCGCAACAGCATGAAGACTACCTCCAGGCAGACTTCCATGTTGAGTAGATGTTATCGTTCCGCTATGATCCCCTGCGCTACTTAAAGCGTGAAGTCGGGAATGATGAATGTCAGGCAGGGCGGAGTGACTTGCTATCGCCGCATCTCTATCTGCCGGGGTATCTGCCCCGATTACCGAAGGGGTATGAAGATGAAGGCCATCGGCACTCACATTCGTAACCAATCCGGTATGCTGAACCCCAGTAATATGGTAATGATCTCCTGCCGCCCCACCCAAAAGACCAGATAGAAGTTCGTGGTTGGAAATTCCAACACCAGCTATCTTAAACCATCTTCCAGGAGCAGGAGGAATAATATCATTCGGAACTATAATAGTATCGTTATCATCACTTCCCAATCCTGCCGTATCGAAACGATAGACAGCATTTTTATCCTCCNNTCGAAACGATAGACAGCATTTTTATCCTCCACTAAACGCATCTGCTTGTCGAACCTTGCGGCAGGCCCAACAGCCCTTAATGCTGGCAAATCTTGGACAGGAGCACCATAAAAATCCGTAAAAGCCGCAGGGCCACTTTCATACACCTCAGCACTTACCCCAGGCACCAAAACAAATTGCCCTCGCAAATATACCCTTTCTGCCCTACGAACCGCCATTACTATTTTATTGTCTGATCTTCCAACAGTATTACCAACCTGCATTGTGGCCGACATATTCATCGTAAGACTTCTAGGCATGTCAATATAGGCAATTTGTCCATCCGAAAGAGTTGCCGATCCAGCTGAAACCGAAATTTTATATCCAGTAACAAAATTCATAAATTCAATAGTATCGCTCCAAGAAAGAATCCCGGTAGTATCATCAAAAATCCATGTCCCCCCTCCCATAATCATCCAGTTTCTATCTTCGGTGGTGGTATAAACACTCGTATCAATCAAATCATAAAGACGAGAAATAATGTCATACCATGATCTCTGGGATCTTACAGGGTAAGGCCATGACATTCTTGGAGTTTCAGGCATAACTACCTCCAGTTGAAATCAATTTCAAATCTCTATTATATTAATCGTGCCCGGAATAATCATCTGCCACTCATGTTGAAGTTCCATATCCCCATCGGCCGTAATAAGATTAGGCGGAACTTCGGATGGGGGTTGAGAAATAATTACATGGGAATAAATTACCCCATCCACATCAGTATCTTCATAAATATCAGAAATTCTCAAATTCTCGCCAAATTCTCTATCTTTAAATCTTGCCTCAATATTGCTTAAAACTTTATCCTTAACATCCGCCGAAACATAATTCGGACTAATTTTCAGCCTTACATCTATATTGGCATGGAAAGAAACTACTCCTATATTCCAAGCACTTACTACTTCAATAGTAACTGGAACTACCTTTTTCGGCTCAAGATATGCCGCTAAAGCACTCAAAAGCCCCGTGGTTGGAGCCGTATAATATCCATTTACATCCTTTGCCAAAACATAAATAACCACATGATTAGCCTTGCATTGGCCGGAAACTATTGCATCAAGATAGTCATAAAGGTTATTTCGCACTTCAGTTTTTAATATCGGCGGATTATCATTCAAATTCAAAATTTGGTTAATTAAAGCCATTAAGGTTACATCTGAATCGGCATCTCTAACAATAACCGCTATTGCTTTTCCTACTGCCCCCCATGAAATATCACTGAAATTATTTGCAAGAGCATCAAAATCTTCCTTTGTAACCGCTACTCCTTCAGATCGAAAAACCCGAGGAGCCAAATTTTTGATTTGCTCAAGGGAAGGTTGGTCTGAACCTCCGCTGGCAGCGTTAGGATTATTCACCTGAAGATCAATCACCACTCCCCCAATTACAAGCGGAGTAACCAAAGAAGTTATCTGATTCGGGCCAACATTTCCCCGCACTCCGCTCCCGGCAATATATTTCACTTTTATCTCTGAACCTGCGGTTGGGATCAACCCTGCAATCCCATCCCCAAACCGGATTTCGGGGGGGTCAAAACCATACTCCACTTCATAGATTTTGGACTGAGTAAATTCAATAAAGTCCACCTCTGTCCAAACATCTCCATCAATAATCACCTCAAATGATCCTTGCAAAACAGTTTTCCCGTCTGGAACCAATTTGAGAGGAAATATCTGATTTGGCTTTCCGTCTGACAGAAAGGTTTCATTTATTGTCTGTCCTTCATAGGCCGGATTTAGAGCCGGATAGGTAACCGGAGTGGTACTCCCCGCCAGAAAAACCACATTAGCCCTAAGCTCAAAAATCAATCCATTAGGCCCTAAAAACTGGAATCGAGCCGGAACAGTTATATCAAATTCATAGGTAGTCCCTAAGGTAAGTTGAAGATCCACCGAAGCACTTACCATTGACTTTACTTTATACCCTACATTCCGGGCTAACCGAACAATATTATTCCTACCCTGCGCTGTTTCTAGGAAACATTCAGTTGCCTGCTGGTCTTGATACCACGCCAATCCATCAGCGCAAAAAGCCACTAGTTCCGCGAACATTATTCCGAGGTCTGACTGAACGAAATCAGTAAAAACCGTCCCAAAATTTTGAGCCAAATATGCCACTATTTCATCAAGAATCGTAGTGAAATCCCTTCCTGCATATCTCACCCGGGAGACGGTTTTGTTCGGTCTATAAGCATCCGGGACGGGATATTGAGGAATCTCCATCCAAGCCCGAATTGGGGTTGACGCTCCATATCCCGGTGCCTCCACCCCAGGAGTAATTACCATTGTATTTGCTCCGGCATCAACGCTAACTACGGTATGCGAGGTTGTGCTATCCGCAAATTTGATAATTTGGTCTGCCTTAATTATATCAGCAAATTTATCGTCTATCGGAATTGTGGTTTCCCCTACCCCAACTGCCGAGGTAGTACATCCTCCCACAACCCAAGCATAGGCCTTCCCCTGCGTATACCCTGCCTTCGGCTCAATAAGAGTAACTATTGAATAAAGATCGGGATCGGTCGGGAAATCAGGATATTCTCCTAAAGGAATAATCGCCATAATTCACTCCTCAAACATTAAATTTCCCAATCGGAATAAAAACACTCATTGGTTGGCCAAGATATTCATAAGTTAAAGTTACATTCAAAACACTTTCGTCATTCTCGTCCCTTTCCACCTCAATATCGGTCAATTCAACTCTCGGTTCCCACTGAGATATCGGGTCGGCAAGCCCTCTTGTCGCCAAAGCGTTCATTACATCCTTGTCGTGCTCAAAGACAAGTTCCCAAATCCTAGTTCCAAACAACGGTCGCATCACTCTTTCCCCCTGCCGGGTTTGACAAATCTGAAGCAGAGAGGATCGAATCACATCCTCGTCATAGGCCGGGGCCGGAATACCTTGGCTCCACCTTTGAAATGGAAACATTATCCCTTTAATTTGAGCTTTTCTGTTCATGCTATTGTCCCTGAAATATTTTTATCAGTCGCAGGATGAGTCGTGGGTTGCAAGAGAGAATCAGTTTGAAGCCCGTCTCCCGTCGAGTCGGCCTTGATCGTAACTAAAATCTCCCCATTTGCCTTAATATGATTAGCAATAGAAGTCCCTACACTTCTCCACATATCCCTAACAGTTCTTTGTGGAGGCCCCTCAACAATAACATAATCAGGATTTACCGAAATCCCTAATTCCTGAAGAGCAGTAATTATAGCATCTCCCAGAACATTTCCATCTAAACTCATAATCCCACCTTTACTTTTGTCGATAAAACCGAAGGAGGAATCGGAACCATTACCGGCCCAGTCGGAAAGCCTAAATTCCCTATATGCTGGTGAGCATTCAAAAGCGATAAAAAGGTGGTTCCTAAAATTGCCGCCTCGGTAGACATTTCTCCAAGTTCTATAATCGAACTTTCGAGAACTATTTTCCCGGAATTCATATCCAATTTTATACTACCACTGCTACCAATGATTTCTATTGTTTTTGCACCACTATCTAGTTTTATTTTTTGCTCTCCATCTCTGAGATTGATTTCAATATATTCTGCTCCATCCCTGTCGCTAATTAGAATCTTATTCTTCTTTGGGGTTACGATCCCTCTCACCTTGGGTGGGTTTGCTCCCATCTCGTCTGGAATGTCTGAGTCTCCGAACCATCCCCCTATATAAATCGGCTTTGAGGGATCTCCATTATCAAAGAAAATCCATACCCAATCTCCGATTTCCGGAGGAAACCACGCCCCATAACCCTGACCCGAGAATATCGTGATAGGATAAGCCCAGTCCTCAATCGGCCTAGTATCGCTTCCAGTAACTGCCGGAACCGCCACCTGAACCTTACCCATATTATCCGGATCGGCCACCTTGATAACCTTTCCCTGATAAATGCCATAATAACGGTGAATCACCGCTTCCAGCCCAAATCGGTGCATTCGTTCAAGAATTTCTGCAATTATATTCATCTAAGAGTTATTGGCTCTTTGGTCTGCTTATTATCTTGCTTTGCCGATTTATTATTCACAGGAGCCCCAAAAGCCCATCTGGTTCTCCCGTTTATATGAAGATTATAACCTCCCTCGTTTACTTCGTGAATCGCGCCAAAAACCATATATTGACCCGAAAGCCTTTTCCCTATTCCATCAACAGTAATTAAATCCCGAGGCCCCATCCCCGGAATCCCAACAGTATCAAACTCAATTTCTGCATAAGGAACCTTCAGGTCGTAATATCCCTTCGTTTCGTCATCAACATTCTTTCCCTCCTCTAACCCCACTATCAATTTATCACCAAAGGAGGTGTCCCCAGTCAACGCCACATCACTGAGCCCATATCGCCCCAAATCAACCGGAATTCTCTTGGGAGCTGACGGGTCGTTAGCCTCCCCCTTCGGAGCTTTTGCCCCAGCCGTAGTGTCGGTAACCTTACTTCCTGGCAATGGTTCTGAAGTCCTGCTTGCCTTGACAATCTGCTTTTTCTTCGGATCTACCCCTATAGTAATAGTTTTCGCTACCCCCCTCGGCAAAAACATCGCACCTGAATTAAAGGAAAAGCTGTTTATAGGATAAATATTTTTAGACACATCCAGTTCACCAAACATTCTAAATGTATATTTCGGCCGAAAGGATGAATATCCCTTAACCGAAATCACAGTCAATTTATTACCATTTACATAAAAATAATTTCCAGATTTAGCCAATATTTCCTTCACAATATTAAAATCACTTCCGTATTTCGACGGCTCAACCTTCCAAGTTCCCTTCGTCCCACCGCTTCTATATTCATTACTAGCAAACTCATCATCCAAATCCAACTTCCACTTCTCAACCGCAATCTTTCTAATTATCTGTTGAGGCGTTCCCTTTAGAGCAGTCTTTATATCCAAACGCCTTTGTGCCATATAACCCCATCCTTTTGCGTTTATAGTTATCGAGAAATTCGGGTCAATTGACACATCCGGCTGTTCGAGAATTATCCCCGAATACCAATCAGTTCGCTGGCTTTCCTTTGAATACCCCCATTGAACATAAAGAACATTTCCTCGATCGAGCATCTCCGAGTCTATAATTTTGATCCCATCTTCATAAGGAGGATTTATTACAACGGAAATCTTCGATTGATAGCCCAAACCGAGGTCAACAGTAACACTGGAAAGATATTTATAAATTCTGTCGAGCAATTCCTTGTGTTTCGACTCCACCGGCAAATCTATATCAGGATTTTTTATCAATGTAGCCGGAATACCCTTGCTTTTCTGCAATCGCATCCTTATAAAAATTCCGTAAAAATCGTAGTCCATTACTTAAAAATTTCCTTGAAAATATTATCCTTTGCCGGGATTCTAAATTCATCTCCCACCTTCAGGTCGGTGGTGAGTTTCATTGCATTGGAAATAGCAATAATCCACCAGAGAACCGGGTCTTCATAATACTCGTAAGCCAGATTATCTATCCGATTATTATCATTTATAACAATCTTCACATCATTTTTCGTTCCCGACGGAACAGGTAAAGTATTAAACATCCAAAATTCGTATCCATCGGCAGAAACAAGGTTATAAAAATTCAACCTTGAAGTTTTGTCTATTTCCACTGCCATCTATGCACCCACTCCTGAATTTTCTATCATTTTTCTGGCCTCACCTACCCTTGCCCCAGATACTGCCCCAAAAGTTCTTTCTACTGGTATCTTTATACCGACTTTTTCGGCGGTCAGTTTTGTGTATTGCTCTATATTAAGAAGACATGCCAGCTGAGCACTCTGATTATCATCATTCAACCTTATCTGCTTGCTCATAAGTTTTTTCATATCGCCTTGTTGAACAATACTCTCATCTATACTTTCCTGTAATTCCTTGTCAGCCTTAGGCACTGCAGGAGGGATCGGAACGGCGGGAATCTTCGCCTCCGGCTGGGCAATCATCGGTTGCAGTAGAACATCTTTTCCCTCCTTTCCATATGTTCTTTCATAAACCTCCAAAGCCTTTTTGTATGCCTTGGAATTTTCCCCATATCTCTCCTTTATCATTTTAAGGGCATTAGCTTGAGCCTGCAATTCCATGGTGTGATTCTTTTCCTTATTCCAAACTTCTTCAATTTTGTCTGTCAGCCATCCAGTTACCTTTCCTAAGCCAAGATATTTCATCGCTAAAGTCCCAACAGCATATCCAGCAAGCCCCGCGGCGGCCACCAATCCTCCCTTGCCTATAAGCGAAGGAATTAATTGACTAATCAAATTACTATTAATAGCAGCCCATTCCCCGAAATGACCAAAAGGAAGCCGAGCTATTGTCTGACCAAATAACTTAAATGCTTTCCCGCCCTTCCATATCGGAGCAAGTATATTCTTCGCTCCTTTCATTATGGTGCCAAAAGCCTTCGGAGAAACCATCTTTAACATCCCTAAAGTTCCTATGGTTTCAAAAACAATATCTTTTACTCCTCCAAGCGCTTTCCCGGCATACATTCCGACAACTCCAATCGTCCCCATCGAGCCAGCAGTAAACTTCGCTATATCTCCCAACATCGTATTGCTTTGGGCTAACTCTCTGAACTTTCCTATTAGCCCTCCTGCTTCTTTCCTGAGCCATTTAATCATCTCCCCCGAAATTTCAATTTCTTTCGTTCTGACAACCTGTTTGAGCCAATCTATCTGCTGTTGAGCCAAATCACCTTGAGTTTCAGCGGCATTCCTAACAGTATTAGTCCATTCCTTGAAGGCACCTCTCGATTTATCCAATTCCACCCTAGTCTGATCTATCCTTTTCCCAGTCCGAGCCCACATATCCATTGTGGCTATAAGAGCATCCTGATGTTCTGTCCCAAAAGCCTTCACCATCATTTGTCGCATCGCATCGAATTTTCCAATCATTGCGGGAGCTTTCAAGACAACTTTATCTCTAGCTTGCGCAATCCCTTTCATAAACTCAACTATATTCGTCTGGGCCATCTCGAAGCCCTTTTCGGCACTCCCAAAGGCAATTGACAAAAGTTCGGACATTTCAGGAATTTCGGACTCCAAGCCAGTCATTACTTGGTGCATCTGAGCCCTATTCTCGTAAAGGGCTTGCGCAAGTCCCTTCGCTGACTCTATAGCATCCTTCGGAGCTCGACCTAAAGCCTCAAAACCGGCGGCGGTAGCATAAATCTGTTCAGCAGCCCTCCTCGCTTCCTTAAAAGTAGTAATTCCCCAAGCGGCAGTGTTTTCCCGAATGAAATCCATCGTGTCGCCATAAGTCTCAAAAACCACCTTCTTGTCCTTCATTGACCTACTGAGAGCAACAATCCGATCATTAGTTTCGGCTATCTGATCACCGGTTGCCTCGAAAGCCCCATACATCGAATAAAGTTTGGCTACCGCCTCTGGGGATATTTCCAAAAGCCCCATCATCTCGGCGGCACTATCCCCCATCAAGGCCAAGGCCTGCGAAACATCCCCGGTCGTCTGGTAGAGCGATCGAAATACAGCCCCTATATCTTCTAGGGGAGCCAAGGTTCGCCGGGATAAATCCATAATCGTCTTTTTCATCACATTGATTTCGTCCTTCGTCATCTTAGTTTCTAACTGCATATCAGTTAAATCTGAAAGGAAAGCTTTAGCCGTCTCCCCACCTTCCTTTCTTACCCCCGTAAATTCATCGGTCATCTTCTCCATCCTGTTAGTAAGATCCTCGAAAGATATTCTATTTAGCCCCAACATATTTTTACGGAGGCCACTTATCCCCTTGTCCGATCGTTCCAAAAACTTCGTTAGTCCGAAATCTCGGGCAAAGAAACTCAATCCAAATGCAGACCCAAAAAACCCTGCCATTACCGCCGCCTATTCCTCGTTCTTATCCTTGATACCGACCGCATTCTTTCCCTTTCTATGTCATACTTCTTGATCAAAAATCTCTTTCGTCTGCTCACTGGGAGACTCATAGCATCTTGGTATCCGATACCCCAAAGTTCCATCATCCAAAAAATATCATCCTCCAAGATCTCTAAGTCTCCGCAGGGAAGAAAAAACCGGCTTGAGTAACATCTATCCCCGTTTCGAAGTCATTCCCGCATTCATTACACTTAACCGAAACGGAAGTTTCAATGCTACCCTCAATTTTGCCAGTTTCCTTCCTGATCGCGTTTCTGTCTTTCAAAGACAGCCTTTTTACTTCATCCATAAGCGGAGGCTTTCCGTCAATCTCGGCAATCCGAATAAAAATTCCAGCAGTTAGAATATCCCCTCCCGAATTCCGAATCTTGTCCACCGCCTCTTCGCCGACCCCAGTCATTATCCGGCATTTCACCTTTTTGCCAGAAGGAAGAACTAAATCAAAAAGTCGCTTCCGGGGATCTGAAGATTTTTTAATCTTCAAATCCCCAAGATTAACAGTCATCGCTAATTCCTTATTACAGTTCCCACACCGAATCTTGAAGTCGAAATTATCCCCTATCGAAACCCTCCGCAAAAGAAACATCAGGACAACTCGGTCACCTACCGACAAATTCCTGACAATTTCCACCATCCTTCCCCGATCCTCAATACTCCCTTCATCCCCAAAAATCCTGATAATACAATTGGCGATCACTTGATTCATCCGGCTGATAAATGAGCCATTCCTTTCAGCCAGAATGTCCTCCTCTACCCCTGTCATTTCCCTAATAACCACTCTGTCAAACACCTTGTCGCCTTCAAGGTGTCCGCAGGGCAACTCAAACTCTGCTACCGTTGCTTTAACTTCGTCCATTTTCCCTCCTTTCGGCTTCCTCAAGCCCCTTCATATCTAGCAAAAATTCAACCAACCTTTGCCTAATAATCTCCGAAATGGTCATCCCGTAACGATTCGCCACTTCCTTGAGATCGTCATACAACTTTCGGCTGACCGAAACATTTATTCTGACTCCATTTCCATCCATGTGCGTATCCTACATCAAATTTACTCACTCTTGATCAAAAAAATTTGAAATCAATTTCAATCCTTTATAAAAACCGGGCAGAAAACTAATCTCCTTTCAGGGGGCGGGAGTAGTCACCTCTTTTGGATTTTCTTCCTGACTTGTGAACCAATCCGAGATGCTGATATATCCCCCCTCTTTCGGAATAGGAGGAAGTGCCGAAAAATCGCCCAGAATCGAAAAAATATCAGCTATTGGTATTAACGGCCTTCTAGTCATCAAAAGACCCCGAGGAAGCGTCGGAATGTTTGCCGCAAGGGTAACCATCACTGAGGTATAAGTCTTTCTACCTCACTGCCCATTCTTTCCAGAAGAATATTATAGACCTCTTGGTAAATGTCGTCCTCATTCAAACCTGAAGCCGAAATTACCTCATCCACATCTGGGTTATTAAACACATCGGAAAGCGTGTTTTCCAAAACCTCAATAGCCGAGTCAATCGCATCAATAAATTCCGCTTCAAAAGTCTCAAAATCCGCCTTGTCGGCTATAATATTCGCCACCTCCACGATGTCCTCTGCCTGCTCTGAAATTCTCCGCCCTCTTTTTTTCGCAGATTCCATCAGTTTTTTGGCAAGCCGAACAGCTAAAGCTTTGTTTCTCATACTCCCTCCTATGCCGTTAAGGCCCATTCTTCAATAACTTCCGGCTGAACCTCAAGAGAAGCTATTGAAATTTCACTATTTTTTGCGTCGAAATCAGAAGCCACATGATATTCCACCGGAAGACAATCATACAGCGCCCATGCTTTCATCGGTATTCTGATTGCGCCCCCCAGCCCAAAAGCAGACAGAATATTCGCTCCCCACTTCAAACCTTTGATTCTGGACACATCTTTCCCAAATCCAATGTCTGAAAGAGCAAACAAAGCGAGAGTTTTCCTGTGAATTTGGCCCTGCGCTCCAGCTACCATCCATCTCCAAAAATCTGCATCCCAAAACAGGATTCCCCTCTCCAAAGTAATTGATCCGAAACTTACCTTTCCAGGCCACTTCCGGGGAAACCTCATGTTTCCCTCCTGAATATCCTCTATCTCTACCGAAATGAACGGAGCCGAAACCGAACTAAAAACTCCTATAATAATAAAAAGCGGCAACCAATCCCTTTTTGTCCAATTCAGTTTGGTAGAAAAATAAGAGGTTTCCATCAGGAAAAACCTATAACTCTGAAGATAATCCTCTATTCGTAATCGAGCCATAGAATATTCGGGTGTGGAAACCCTCCCCCTTCAGGGGGCGAGTAGTTGACCCGCTTTCCTTAAGTAGTAGTTCCGCTTTCGACCTGAATTTCCTCTGCCACCACTTCGATTTCCGAAACCCCGATCCCAGAATCCGAAGCATCAAGGTCGCTGGACAGTTTTACCCGGTTGGCAAATGCCTCAAGAAATTTGTAATTTCGAGTTGTTTTGTCTCGGTGAATATGCTGAACGGTAAAATCAATCCGGTAATCAACATCCCCATCAATGCACTTGTCCAGCCATTGTTTGAACTGAGTGTCGTTTTTTACCACCCCTCTCGAAAGGGTAGCGTTATCCACAGTCACAATCCCAGGTTGCTTTCTGGTGTAAACCATCGTCCCATCTCTGTATTCCGCAGGCTCAATCGAAATATCAGGAATGCTAATGGCACTGAAAGCACCAGCAATCACCTTGTTAGTATCGAGAACTTTGAACCTAAAATTGTGAAAATAATCGAGATTTAATGCTCTTGCCATTTTCTACCTCCTCCCTTAGGCCGTAGCGGCCTTAACCTTTTGCTGGAACCTTAACCGCACAAATTCCGATGGTTTATTCGGGGCAATATAAATATCTACTGTCAAAATTCCTGCATCAATAGCTGATTGAGGATTGTTCGACTCGTCGCATACCACTTGGAATGCTTCTGCCGGAGTCGAACCTGCAAACAATCCATCTCTAAACCAATTAAGCATCCCAGCCCCTACTGACAATCTAACTCTTGTCCACAAATCTGGGCCATTAGTCTCAAAAACTACCCAAAAAAGATTGACATACAAAGATTTTTCAATGAACATGAAAAGCCGTCTAACCTGAATATATTTCCATTCTGGATCAAGAGAACCAGTTCGGGCTCCCCAAACCGCCCTTCCGGTATAGGGACTTTGAACAATGGGGTTTACCCGGGCTGGATAAACCGCATCCCGTTCCCCCTTAGTCATCTCATACTCTACTCCAATCACATAAGAAAGAGCACCATCGGTGATACCGGCCGGAGCCTTACTTACATTCCGGCTATTGTCCGTCCGGGCGTAAACCCCAGCAATATGTCCAATCGGCGGGAATACCCTCGGCCTAGAATTCTGAAGCGGATCGGCAATAATAACCCAAGGATAATAAAGGGCATAGTAACTGGAATTTTTCGCTAGAGTCGTTCTCATGTAGGTAATTGCCTGCTGAGGAGTCTGACCGGAAGGCGGAAGAACGATTGCAAATTTGTCCTTCCGATTTTGACAATAGTCAATGAGTTGACCCTGAACAGTGACATTCCCAGCGTAATCCGGCAAGCCTACATTCATCATCTCATCTGGAGCATCCAAGGCATAAATTCCGGCCTTGCTTGCCTCTAAAGTCGGGGATGAAACCAAAGATGGATCTACCGGAAGAGTCCCATTTAGCCCGCCAGCAAGATCAATTTGTAAATAAGAAACTACTCCAGTAGCCAAATTTACTGGAACTCCATAAAGACTCGATCCCCACGCAGATCCTTCGGTGAGTTTAATATACTCCGAGCTGGAATTAATTACCGATTTCATAAAACTCGAAGAACTGTCATCCTTGGGATCAACTGCCTCATAACTTTCCACTACTGAATAGTCACCATTAGCATCCTGCTCAAGAATTGAAATATTAAACCGAGTCCAACCTCCTCCAGCTCGGGGATAATCTGCATTTCCCTCAATATAAAACCTGACCTTATTAGCCCAAATCCCTTGGTTCGCCGCCTCGATGTCCCATAAGGGAGTATTCCCCAGTTCAGACGATATATTCGTTCCAGTCGCCCCTGTATAGGGATGGTCAATAGTAATAGTCCAAGGAGACGAGGAATCAATGGCAATTATCTTATACCATTCTCCTCCCGCAATAGGCCGAATCCAGTCTCCCACTGCAAGCTGAGTCCGAGGATCATTCGGCGTGTATGGCACGACAGAATCACTCCCATTTGTCCAGTTCAGAGTGTCAACCGTAATCGGCTCAGTCTGTAAAAGCATCGGTTGGAGGGCTTTCTTTGAGTCCGCCGGAACTACCCGAACCACATAAGCCCTAAGTCCTCCATTCGCAAAGAAGGCTATTACCGAAAGCGGGACCTCCCCCTCTGGAATAATATTCCCGAAAATCTTATAAAACTGCTCGACACTGGTAATCAACACTGCTTGATTCGCCGGCCCCTTTTCAGTCCATCCCACTACCCCGAAATTTGAAGTCGAAACTCCGGGAGGCGGCGCCGGACTTGCCGGTATTTCCTGCGTATAAATCCAGGGGCTTAACATTTCAACCATAACTCACCTCCTATTTTCTCTTTCTTTTGAAAGATTTGACTTTTTCTTCATTTTCCGAATTGTTTTTCTTTTCTATAATATCTACTATTTCGACAATTTCTTTTTTCCTTACCATTTCTTCCATTAAATCAAAATCGGCAGAATCTTCAACGAAAAACCTTCCTCTTCGGTTAACCCAAATTTCCCCCTTTTTAAGAGGAATAGTTAAAATCTTGTCTGAAATATTAATGAATTTCCTCATAGGCTAACTCCTAAATGTGTTCTCTCATTAATAGAAGTTACTACCTTGAATACCGTAGGATCATTAAGATCAAGCTCGGCGGCGATCCGAAGAGAGATAATCAAAGCAATCATCCGATCTGCAACATCTGCCAATTCGTCAGCCACAGAAATATTTTCCATAAAGCACTCGTAAGAACGAGTATCTCCTAAACTATCCTTAATCCATACTTTACCATAAGGCTGATATTTTCTCAAAATCCAGTTCATTATCACCACGCTGTCATTTCGATAGCGGGCAAAGGCTTCAAGGTCATAGGTAATATCAAACGGAAACGCCTGAACCATCTCTTCCCCATTTATTGAAGGCAAAACTGGGATGGTGCGATACTGATATGCCCCCAAACTCATCCACCTCTCTAAAGCATTCACTATATCCCCTCGCCTAACTACGATTGTGGGAAGAATCAGACTATTGAATTGAATCGGTTGCTCTGGGGTGGCAAAAATAATATTCACTGCATCAACAAGACCCGGAATCGTGAGCCGGTATTTCGCAGTTTCACTACCCACCGGAGTTCCAGTATAGACCTCCGCCCCAAGAGTTTCCACCACTCCCCTATCAAAATCCTTCAAAAATACTTGCCCAGTCGGGGTTGTCGATATCCCGTTTCCCATTATCAAAATTTATACATTATCTCTTTCCCAAGCCCAGAAGATGCAGCAGCCTGAAGCCATTTATCCATATCATCACCTTTGTCCGAATCTGGAAATTTTGGCAAAAGTCCCTGATCTTCAAACTCTTTAATGGCAAGAGCAATAATCTCATACACCTTCTCTGGCGGAACTCCCTTGTCCTCCAAAGCGGCTGATAAGGTTCCGAAATATCTCGCAAATCCTTTCTGCGGAGTTTCAACAGAAGCCATATCAGAAAAGTTAAAACCTAAATCTACCTTATTTGGAACATTCTCCTGCGAACCTTTAACCAAGTTACTACTCACTGGGACCTTAACCTTCGCTGGATTATCAATGAGCTCGGAAATTAAATCTTCAATTAAATTGCCGATTTGGGAATAAAACTTTTCCGTCATCTCTTTATCTCCCCCCCCATCTCCAAATAGACATTAGCCACGATTGCCCAAGGATTATCAAATTTATACCAATAAGGGCTGATCACGTTGATCGCACCTTCCCACAACTTTCGATTCTCTACCCAAGGCGGAGGATTCCCCTCTTCCACTATCATCCGAGTAATAAGATCCTCGATTATCCGATTTACCCGCTTTGTTCCAAACTCTATTTTCATTTTATTCTCGTAAGACCCATTTTTTCGACAAACCGCCTCAACTTCAAGGCATCCTTTACTCTCATTTCCTTCATTCTAGGCAAATATTTCCACTTTCCATAATCAGGATCGGCAATAGTCCTCTGAAGATGCTTATCTCTTCCCATCTTCATGAATCCTGTTTTTCTTAATTCCCTTATTCCCGCTCGCCAATGAGAAATCCGAGGAAACTCGTTCAGCCCAAACTCAAGATTCATGGCTACTCTCATTACATCCAATTTGGCATTAATCCCTTTCAGCGGATTAGGAACGATAACCACCCCTTCATCTTTCAACTCTCGAATCACAGTAGGCAACTGATTCTTATTCCTTTCCCTAATTTGCAGGTATTCTGACGGAGCCACATACCGATAGGTAATTCTGGTTTCTTTAGGACTCGGTACCGCCGGAATAGTATCAAGCGTCCACGGCTGATATTTCGTGATTATTCGAGTAGTTGGACTCATCTTTTCCTGATAATCATACAAAACTCGAAATTCTACTACCCGGTTATCCACGGGCATTTTCTCCACATCCTCGGCTTTCGGCTCGCTGATAACCGCACAGGCCGGAACTGTCTTTTTCCCTATCTTTACCCCTGTCACCTCTTTCACTTCAAGACTGTCCCGGTAAGCCTGAAATTCATTAGGAATTCTATCCTGCACATAATCAGAATATAAATTGGCCGCCTTTCTAACGCAAAACGCTTGGTATCTATCCAAACGCTTTCGCTTCAGGAAGTCCCCGAAAAACTTCTCCGCCCTATTCCAATGTCCAAATTCCTTGGTTTTAATCATAGATTTATTGGAGAATATCCGCCCGCTCCATCACCGGCGANNTCCACATGAGACTTGCAAACCCCAATAATCTTCCACTTTCCCCTTACGGTTACCCCAAAGTCTGAATGATTACCACAGACAAAACACTTCGACCGTAACTCCGAAAGCGGCCCAATATAATCCTCAAATTCGTTGCCTTTAATCGGGCTCCCACAGTTCACCTTCCCGCATCCATTTAATCCCCTATCTATGCCTTCCCAGTATTTTTCACATAAGGCACAGGTAAAAAATAATCCATTTCTTAACGCCAGAGCAACATTCTCTGCCTTAATCATGCTCTTAATCTTCTTTTAATGGCCTTCTCTGGACTATCCCCAATACAGCCTCATCCAACGCTTTAGCAACCCGCCGAAATCGGATATCTAGACTCTCTCCAGCAATTTCCTTAGGCGTCCACCTTTCCCGCTTCGCTCTTTCTGCAGTTTCTGGAGATAAACAAGCACGACGGAGAGTATCATAAGCAATCGCAATGGCTTGATCTTTGGGGGTACCTGCCTTTATTTCTTTTTTTACATTTTTATTAAAGGCGGCAACTGAACATCTTTTTTCAAGCGGCATTTCATCTTCTCCTTTCCTATTTTAGAAAAAACATATTTATTTTCTTGAAATTGATTTCAAATTGCCTTATTTTTTCTCTTCTTTCGATTCTTCTTCCTCTTCACCAATCTCATCATACCCAGGCCCCCATCCTCCGCCAATACCGATAACTTCGGGCTCTCGTAGCCCACTCATCGCCCCGCCCCGAAATCCGGAACCCGTTCCATTACCGCTCCCCCGCATTCTCACTCGGCGCTCTCTTTCGCCCCAAGGTCCCCATCCTCTCATCCCACCACCACCGGGGCCTCTACCGATTCTTGGTCCACCATAAAACGGACACTCTCCCCCTAACTGCTCTGCTAAGGACTCGAGGCGCTCATTGATCTTTTTGATTTCCGAATCGACCTCCTTTTTCTCCTTTTCGGGTTCTTCAACCTGTTCCTCTCGAAAATCGGGGTCCTTCATCCACATCATCTTTTGCTCTGAAACCTTCCTTGACTCAAAGGCAGGTTCCTTCAGCCTGAGCCTGTCTATAATTGCATCCACACGCCGGACAAGCCCCTGTGCCGGAGCGTAATAGTTGGTGCTGACCAAATCACGAAAATCCATCAAAGCATTCACCATATTCTGCATGGCTTCCAAATCTTGATATCCCATCTGTTCAATATTATTCCGATTAGCCCTTATTAATTGGAGAGCTCGAGCCCCAGCATTTGCTAACCCAATCAAACCTTTTTGAATGGCGTTAGCCGAACGCTCAAGTCCATTCACTATCTCATCAGGCTCAACACGGGACAAATCCTGAGGAACTTTCTCCTTCCTCTTGGAAGGTCGCCTCCAACTCACCCCAAAGGTATCAGCCAAAAATTTCAGGGCATCCCGCCATCCGGCATAAGCAGAGTAAGCCTTGTTCCATCCAGTTACTGCCTCCTCCCTATAAACCGGCAAATCCCTGATGTCTCGCAAGGTCAATCTCTCGCCTGAGGCCATCTTGTCTACCATATCAGCAGAAGCAGTAACTAGATTATCAACCGCATTGAGGGGAATGTCGATCTTTTTCAGGAAATCCTTGATCTCCCCTTCAGCAATATTAAGCTGATTAGAAACCTGTTCCCAAGGAATATCTGCAAGTTCTTCCGGCGCATCCGGCAAATATTTCACCTTCGGAACCGCCTCTCCAATCAGATCCCACTCTTCCTTCAGCAATTTGTGTTTTCCCATTTTACCCTCCGTTGTTATAAAACAGAATCTTGCCCCAATGGCTTGTTATATCTCATCATATCCTGATGCCTGAACGGCTTGATATATTCCACCGTCCTCAATGCCACGGTTGGAACCCCCAACTTCTCGAGCTCATCAATTACTGCAAACATCAAATCATTAGTAAAATTGTAATCCCCGACCTTGGCCCGCAGAAACTGGAAAAGTTCCTCCACAGTCGCCACGATTCCCTCCGGTCTTCCCACCGGAAGTTCGATATAATTATCGTTCCTCCATACCTCAAAAGCCTCGAGGGAAGCTATATACTCTATCGCCAAGGATCGAGGATCTATCACCCCCAAAACTACCTGCATCTGCTCAAGAAGCCGGTTAATTTTTTTAATCTTCTTTGATTCCATTCTTTTTCTCCTTTTTAGGGGGCGGGAGTAGTCACGCAATCTTTCTCTGAGGTTCAAACTTCGACCGATTCTTCAAATCGCATTGAACCTGAGTGAAATAGTTTATGTCATCAAGATAACCCATTAGTTCCTGCTGAATAATATCATAATAACGATTCCAAGCGCAAACTACATCTCCCGCATTCGGCATTCGTGAAACTCCCGCCGCTTCCAAGGATGAACGATCAAACCAAACTTGAGCATCCCACTCAATATTCGCCCCCCGATCTCCTTCCTGAAACACATCCTCCGGCTTAAGCAAAAGTCCCTTTACATTAAAAATATCATATTCAAACTTCCCATCTGCTGGGCGATTGATCTCATTATAAAGAGGATCTACCCGATCCTGAATCTGCTGAAGCAAATAAAGAACTATAGGAGTTCCCGCTATTTTAATGACTTCACAAGAAATCTTATTAAAAAACTCCTTTTCGCATTCCCTTTGAAAAAGACCCACTTTTTACTACACTCCCGAAATTATCTCTTCCAAACAATCATTCAATCTCTGGACACATTCCAAAAAATCCTTGTCTGAATAATTGTTCCCCCCAAACTCTTTTTCCCCATACATAGTTCCTTCTCGATCTTTACCAACAGCATAAATAGACAAATCTTTCAAAATATTACGAAGAGCATTTTCTTCTCTCTTATTCATAGAATATTCGGGCGTGGAAACCTACCCCCTTCAGGGGAGGGGTGGTTGACTACCTATCTCATTTTTCGCAATTCTTTGGCTATACCCGAAAACAAATCAGCCAATAATTCGGTGGATTCAGAATCTACCTTACTTAACTGCCTTGCCATATCATTGAAGTCTTTAATAACGGAAGAAATGAAATCTTCCTCCACTTTACCCTTTTGGATATCATATTGAATCGCATCATAGAGAGGATCAACAATAAACCAAATCGCCTTCTGGTCTATCTTAAACGATTTTTCCATTTCCTTATCCGGCTTCTCCTCTTCTTCGCCGGCTCCAACGGCCGGGCTTACTTCCTTCGGTTCAGCAGACTTTTCCTGCTCACGCAGATTAGCAAGTTCGGAATTTATCTTTTGAATAGTGGCGGAAATCTTATCCTGATCCATGCGTCTCCTCCTACTTAAAAATTTCCCTCCTTTTGGCCATTTTCGCAATTTTTTCTCTCCAAGTTTCCAGCTCTTCGGAAAAGTGCTTTCTCAAACTATCATGCAAATTCAAAAACATAGATCTCAAGGCGGTACTGGTAGATCCCTTCCTGGTAATAAGAGAATCTGCCATATCCTTGAAGTCTTTAACCAAATCCCTAACATCCGACATCTTGATATTTCCCGCCATTAAATCATCCTCAATAGCAGAAATCAGCAGAATCGAATAACCTTCCGCCGCCTCCTTGGCCCTAGTAACAAATTTCCCTCTCGCTATCCTCTCTTCCCTTTCATCTTCATCTTCCCTGCCCCTACCTCTTTCTCTTCTCCATTCCCTTTCCTTTTCACTCTGCCATTTTCGGGTGCTGGGATCATGCCAATCTATATCATCAATATCCCCTTCCCCTTTTTTTACAGATTTCAAGGTATGGGGCATGGACAATTTCATCCTACTCTGCTCCGAAATGGCCCTAACCATCTTCTCAACCAATTCTTCCAATTCTCCAACAGTTTCGGGACTCATGCCTTCTCCTAAAACTTCAGTCCGTAATTTTCGAGCTCTTCGAGAGTATCTTGAATCTTATCGAAAAAAACATCCTGCATCGTTCCTTCATAAATCTTTACCTTATCTACTTGGGACACTACCTCATCTAAAGCGGATTTTACATCCGATCCAGAGCCAAGCAAGGAAAGCACCAGATTTTCCCCCGGCACATGATAGTATTTGCCATCAACTATAACCGGCCTTCTCAAGCGAATTTTTATTCCCTCCTCAAACCATATCGGTATCCACATATCCTTTGCTGGGGCTGAAAACATATTCATCAACCCGACATATTCATCATCCACTTCCGGCCTTACCTTCTGTCGTCTTGCCAAACCCGTAATTAAAGCAGGGAAATTCTTTATAAATTCAGTATAAATAGCCGCCCCTAAAGGCAACGGAAAACGACAAGTAAAATCAATTATTTTCAAAGATTTCCCATCATACATTGCTTCAATACTAATTGGCCCAATATATTCAGTCTGAGATAGCCAGGGCGTAAGTTTTCTTATCATATCATCAAAAATTCCATTATCTTCCCACCTTCCTACTACATCGGCATCAATCTCAAGGCCGAAATGATAAGGCCTAACAAAATTTGCCCCATCAAAAAAAGTGTCTATTCCCACCATTACCCCATCTACAGGCTCTTCGATAATAATCTTGTAATCTCGATTGAAAGGCCCGATTTTATTGCTCAAGGCATTCAACCAAACCTCTGCAACATCATAATCCCGAGCAAACACGGTTTCCATATCACCCCGAAAGGTGTTTATCTTAATCAGATGTTCTGAGTTATTTTCTTTGAAATACTTAAGCGCCTCGTTGATACTTCCAAATATCAAGGTTTTCGGATATTCCAATTCCGACTCCTTCAGCACTTGTTTGGCATAAACCCTGTCCATCTCCAGCGCTTCTGCCCTTCCCGCTCCAACCACCGGATAACCAGATTTTCTCAACCGAGAGATAGTCCCCCCATACCCAATATCGTTAAAAAGAATCACATCTACATCATCAATCTTGCTTCCAAAATCATTGACCTTTTCAATTCCCTTAAAACCATATCCGGGAGCATAATTTTTCAAATTAAAATCTGACCCCTGCCAGTCCACATAATAGTAGACCTTGTTCCCGTCCTGAGCGAGGCGGTGAGCGAATTCAAAACCCTGCCCGAGGTCTATAACAAGAAATTTCATAGAATATTCGGGCGTGGAAACCCACTCCCCTTCAGGGGGTGGGAGGAAACGCCCACCTCCAACTATTGTATGCCAGAAACTCACAATCTTCCGGCCTAACTAATTGCGTCAACCTTTTCCCGTCCACCAGGGAATGCAGGCTGATTCGATCTCCCATCGTTCCTCCAACCCAAACCATCCCCAATTTGGGATGTCTAACCAACGATCCCCGCTTGAAGCCCAAGCTCCGAGTGCTGCCATAAGAACGACGAATACCGCCCACCGATGGTTGTAAAGCATGTAACTGCCGACGATGGAATTGAAGGGGCGATATGCACATAATCCGGATGTTGTCGGGCTGAACGTGCCCCCCTACCCGATCGTTCGCCATCACCCAACTATCAACACAGTGGGCGTAAAAATCTGGGGCCATCTTATTCCCACTTTTCTTCAATCCTGCCGCATCTCGCATCTCTTTTGTTTCCCAACCACGGTTCGTTTCAACCGGAGCGAGCTTCCCAAGTTCCTCGTAAAACCACGCCTTACCCACTTCCAACGGCGAGAAAGAAATATCCCACCGTCGCTGACCAGTAGTCCGAGCCGTAATATCTTCCACAATAAAATGTGAGATCGGGTAGAGCTTCGACAACCAACTCGCAATCCGTAACTTCCAACCCCAACGCGCTCGGGTTGAAGGGACTAAACTACACCTTGCCCGATTAAATCTTGGTTGGCGACAGGGAGTGTTCCGATTTCTTCGGGTTCGCCGCATCCCCCTCCGAGTCGCAACCGCATTCTTCACCCAGGTTACGGCATCCGCCTGGATGTTTAAAAAGGTGTGTGCCTCCGACTTAACCGTAAATCCCTCCTTCTTCGAGCCCGGATCAATACCCACCGCCACCTCTTGCGTCACTCCTTCCTCCCGGTCTAGTAACCGGATGTAAAACAGCCCCTTGCTAAACCTCCTCACCGCCCGACCTTCCCTCACCAATTCCCTAGCCCGTGCCGGATGACAAGGCATCAACGGCCTACCAGCCTTGTCCTGCACGGGTATATAGATGGTGCGGTTACCCGCACCGACTCCTACACCCAAAGGCATAGGGCAATTACCCACCTCGGGACTGACCATCCGAGAGGTCGCAGACTGGTGGAGCATCCGCGACGTGCTGTGCCCTGCCACGGGCAGATGGTTCAGTTGCCTTCGACCGGCCCCTTGCGGAACCTCGGCCACCCTAGTCTTCCGTTTAACTCGTGTCTTTCGGGTTGGCATCCCTACTCCTCACAAGCCCTCTCCCTTCAGGGGGAGGGGTGGTTGACCTTGCCTATCCAGTTATAAACGGCATCGGAAGTGCGGTTTCCCCAATTTCTTCCTCAAGCCGCTCCTTTTCTGCCTTGGCTTCATCTAAAAGAGTCGAACCATCCAAATTAATCTCCCCTCCTGCCGCTGGAATTGAAGCATACTTCGACCGAATTCTACCTAAAATTTCCTTTGCCTCTGCCAGCGCGTATCTCCGCAAAAGATCGTAGTCCCTGATTGGCAAATCAGGAATATGCTCTTGACCTATCACTCCTTTATAATCGTAATAAATCAATTCGCTTTGNNATTCGCTTTGAGATGGTTTAGGAAGCAGATAAAGTGTTCGGGTCATTCGGTTAAATTCCCATCCTCGATCCACCCCCAAAACCCGCTTCCCCATCTCGATATACTGAAGCCACTGAACTAAACTCGAATAAGAAAAAAGTTGGCCTCTCACCCGAGGCGTTGCCCCCATAAACATTCCACCAAAGTAAGGAATCCCGTAAAGAGCAAACCCAAAGTCATCCCTTAACAACCAATCCTTTGCCATAAAATATACCCAAATTACTTCCTCTACATAATCGGGCAGAATATATTCCGATTGATCTTTAATCGAATAGAGAGTTGTCCTAAAAATTAAACCCTTCTTTGCCGAGAACCAAACCATCGCATTCCCAATACAGTCCTCCAGCTGAAGAGGATCAAGTTCAACTCCTAAGGTGGGAGCCCCCAACCGCCGTTTAATATATTCAATAATTTCCGTATGATTCTGACCCATTTTTTAAGGTGCTTTATCTTTTCCCCTTTTTTGATTTTTTATCCTCTTTGATTGAAGTTTTACCTTCCGATTTTTTGGGTTTTTTCTCCTCTTTTTTCGGAGCAATCTTTTTCTTAACTTCCGCTACCTTTTCTTTAAGAGTAGTCTTGGTGACTACTCCTGAACTCTGTATTGGGACAGAAGGAGGAACTTTCACCAAAAATTCTGGAACAAAATAATCCCATCTATTCCCCACTAAAATATCACCCTTAACAATATTTCTCCCGTTCAAAGTGATTTGCTTTAATCCATCTTTTAATCTGTATGTTACCCTATTCCTTAATCTTATCCCCATCTATTCCTCCTTTTCCGCTAATTCGTCAACATCAAGGGCTTCACTCACTAGATTTTTCATCATATCTCCCGACACCATCTTACAAATAACTGACCCAATAAGGGCTTTTCTGACCTCTGCACTGGCTTCCTCAATGCCGGGGCCACCATAATACTCCCAATATTTCGTCAGCCCATCCAACACTGAATTCACAACCTCCACTACCAATTCCCCTCCAGACACCGTTTCAGCCCATCGGATAAATTCCTCCATCCTTTTGAAATTAACTTCATTCTTTTTTTCTTCCACCTTCTCCGCTTTTTCTTCGGAAGGTTGAGTTTCTTCCTCAATCTTCTCCTTTTCCTCTTTCACCGGCTCTTCCAGTAGCCCCTGAAATTGAGCCTTTATTTCTTGAAGTTCACTAATTTCATTGGCCATTTTCTCCTCCTTACCTTTAAATTATCCCCCACCTTCTCAGGAGTTCATTGTCCGAATAAACTCCATCGAAAAGGTAACCCTCGTCTGCCAGTTGCTCTCCAACCTCAACCGGCTCATCCCGAGTTATATTGTGTAAAACTACCCCATAATTCCGAATAAATCCTCCCCCATATCCATTGTCCTTTAGTTTCTCCATTTGCGACCGAGCACTTTTCCATTCCGATTTTGCTTCGGCATCAGTTGAAGCCTCGAAAACTTTGGCAAAAACTATCTGATGGACATTTTCAGGATCTCGATAGGCATACGGTTTAAACTTCTTGTAACCCTCCGGACCGAATGATTTGCCTCGAACCACCTCTGCTACCACCACAGCGTATTTCTGCTTGACGGTTTTTTCCTTCTTCGGTTCCTTCGGAGTCTCTTCCTCCTGTTCACGGAGAAGCCAAAATTCTTCAATAAGTTGCCTAATTTTATCCATCAATTATCCTCAAAAACTTCTCTTGCGTGACTTTACCCCTAAAAACGAGGACAGGGGGGTCATTTTTGAGGTGACCCCCCTGTCTCCCATTCCTTCATACCACCCTCTCTTAATCCTTTAAGGATTAAAAGTCGGTAATGGTCAAAGTCCCGAAGAACTTGCGGTTAATGAGGCGCTTGGCATACCGAGTCCTCAATCCTTTTTTGAAGCTGAAATCGTTAGGATCGAGGAAGGTCGGCGTAACTTGTAACGGGATATACGGTGCGTAGACATACCCAGTATCCAAGAAACTGGCGCCCTTTAACCCAATCAACATTTTATTCCTAGTCATATACGGGTCTACATACACCGTCCACCGATTCGCCAGAACTCCCAACCGATACATTCCGTATCCCGGCACTCCCGGCTGTTCCACCGGAGAGGCATAGAGCGGAGCCCCCTCGGGGGCAAATACAGGCCGGAAATCGCCGTGAGTGGAGAGTTGAGTTAACAGCGCCGAGACCTCCGGGCTGGTAACAATCCAGTTCGCCGGACCACGCAGGGTTTTCTGATGAATAAGCATCGAAATCGTAGCGATCTTGGTCAACATTGACCGAATATGATCCACTTCCGGAATTCCACCAGGAAGTTTTGCCGACCAAGTATCGGTAGTCTCGGTGGCATTATCCAGAATATCCATCACGATACTCCGATCAAGTTCGAGAGCGATTTCGGAAGCGATACCAGAGACTAGTTCAGCCTCGGCATCAATCCCATGGAACGCCCGCAGGTCGTCAGCGGCCTCGGAAGACCACAACGCTTTGAGTTTCCTACTTTCCGCCCGCACTTCAGCCATTGAAATGTCAATGTTGACTTGCGGAACAGTGGGGTTGTTTTCCATATTGTATTTGTAGTTCCCGATAACCGCTACGCCAAGAGCCGGAGCCACATTAAAAGTCATACTAACCGCGCCAGTAATGTAATTCACCGTTCCAGTGCCACCAGCACTTCCAACCAAATTCCCCACTCCATCATCAGTAAAGGTTTCAGTCCCATCCGTGATCGAAATAGATCCCGGAATAACTGCCTTAAACTGAAGAGTCCCGGTTACCGGATTTGCGCCAGTTCCAGTAGCCACCTTCTCGCCCTTTACATACTCCGAGGAGTAAAACCTATCCATACTCTCAATCAAATTCTCCCCGGCAGTAGAAGAGCCCTTGGTCGTGCCCTTCTTATATTCGAAGTAGAAGATGGCACCGACCGGAGCAGTCATAGGTTGAACCGAACACAAGTTGTTGGCGATTAGATTGGGCCATACCCGCCGGATAATCGGGAAAATGAATTTGGTAAATTCCCCGACATTAGCCGACCGAGTTTCCTCCGTCAATGACTGGAGGTGTTGAGCCTGATTTTCCATCAGGACAGCGGTAACCCCCCGGCGATAAGGATCTTTTATCTTACCGATAAGGGGAAGCCACTTTCGTTCGCATTTCTTCACGAAAGAATCATCCATGATTGAACCCTTTCTTTCCTCTACTAACATTCTCCTTGCTTCCATTACAGCCTCCTTGCTTATGCAATTTGTTGTTTTACCTTAACCTATCGCCTTTCGGCGTCATTCTGCTTCACCGGCAAGTCGCCGCATCTCATCTAAATCTTGACCCATTACAACCCGGCCACTACTCGGAATTCCTTCCTCGTTCAAGAGATGCTCACGACCCCTAACCTTATCCCGGATTCGGCGGAAATCTTCAGATACCCCTTCTTTTTCCACCTCCTCCGTGATTGCGTCAATGGCTTCCCGACTGGAAGCCCCCGTTTTCCGAACCAAATCCCTGATCCGGCTTCCCCGGGGTCTGTCAGCAGAAGCCCTTGCCACATAGGCGGCAGTGCCGAATCCTTTGGCAATCTGAAGCGACTCATCAAGAGCCTCTCGAAGTTGCCCTACCTCAACCTTCATCTCCTCAAGTTGCTTCTGATAACTCCTCTGGATTCGTCTTATTTCTTCCTCCGCCCGTTCCCTTTCCTTTCTCAGGGAAGCGCCCTTCTTTTCCAGTTCCTCCCGGATGACATTTACCTTTGTCTTAATCTCCTCCGGGCTCTTATACTGGGAAAGATCACCTACGAGAGTCCTGATTAGCTTCCGATCCTCGCTCTCACCAATGGCCTTTTCGAGAGCCAAATGGTTACCGAGTTCTTTGGCAAATCCGACCGCCTCGCTCACCTGACGCTCCTGAACCCTAAGCTTTTCCTCTTGCTCGGCGATCTGGCGCTTCAGGTCGGCAATTTCCCTGTCCTTTCCCTCGATGATCTCTGCGAATTTCCCATCACCGGCCTTCCGAGATTCCTCCATTTCGGATTCGATCTTTCGTTTAATCTCTTCCTCTTTAGAGGCAACAGCCTTCATGAGTTCGGACTTGAACTGCTCTTTTAGCTCAGTCCTAGCCGCCTCAAGTTTGGCTTCCTTTTCCTTCTCCAGCTCCGCCTCGATTTGCTCTTTCAGCTTTTTGGCGGCAAACACTTCCGCTTCCTTCTCGATGGCGGATACCAGTTTTGGGAACTTCTCCTTGAGATCTTCGGTGGTCTTGATTTCCTTGGGCTCTTCTGCCCCTTTTTCTTTTTCCTTATCAACCATATCGTCCTCCTCTAGGTTTTTATCTTCCTGCACAAACTTCGGATACGATGTTTCGACAGCCGGAAGCGCCACAAAATCAAAAGTCATCAACTGATAATCATCTTGAACTACCTGCATCCCCTCTTCGTTGGTTACTACCGAACCAAATCCCCGAGAACTTACCCCTACCTTACCACCAGCTTGCTGAATTGCCTGAAGGTCTAATCCCTTACCGGTATTCATAATCTCGGCTTCACCAATGATTTGACCATTCTCATTCATCTGCAAGTCGGTAATCAGATGGGATACATTTTGAAGTCTGGTCTTCCCGTCAGCAGGATGGTCAATTTCTCCGTAAACCTTCCTCTCCTTAATCTGAGGCATGAGCTTTGCTATCTCACGCTCCCAAATCTTGGCGGGGTAGATTCGGCGATTGTCCGTCGGCTGGTCTGCAACCGCAAACTCACCCCGGGCAATCATTTTGCCATTTTCCTTGCTTTCAAGAAGAACAGGGGCAAATGCCCGCGTATCAATTAAAAGTTCTCGTTTCGGCATATCTGCTTTGAAACCAATTTCAATTCTTCGTTTAGGAAACTCAACGATTGATAATCAATATCGCTGGTAATCCCAGTTCTTGACCTATATCGTCTCATTCCCCGCCTTGCCTTCTTCCGATCTTCAACACGCCTCGACAATGACGGCTTCCTTCGCTTCCGGTAGTAAGTATGATGGCGCCTCGCCTCGTCTAACATCTTACCGCTTGGAAACCTTGAGGAAGTAATCGGTCACCTTAGTCAAATCTTCCACCATACTAACCAAAGTCCGCTTCAAATGATGATTCAGGAAACGGCTCTCACCCACCGGCTCTTTCTTCGGCTCTTCCTTGGGCTTGGGCTCTTCCTCCTCATCTTCAGAAGCCACTTTGGCCGGTTTCTTCTCCACAGGATCTTCCCCAGCAATCTTCTCGGCCTGCTCGGAAATTTCACCGAGGGATTCAATCACATCTTCGACCTCTTTCTTCTCCGGCTCACTCAGATCAGTGGAAATATCCTCTAAACGAGCCGCAAGAATATCCGCTAGGGTGGCAACATTCCGAAATGCACGAGCAACTTCCCCTGACACCTCGGTATAACCAGCCCCAATCGGACGCTTGGTCGGTAACATGGATTGCCGATACCCCTGAGTAAAACTGTCATCCTGCTCGGAAATCATCCGGCGCAAAGACTTCAGTTCTTCCAGAAGTTGCTCGGTGGCAGGGATACCCGAGTCTCTTCCCCTTCGGAACCGCTCCAACCGAAGCCGTCGATCTTCAGACAGCCTCCCTAGCCGCCGCACTCTCCGAGAAAACTCCCGCCGGGTTTCATCTAAACGCCTGATTGCTCCTCTTGCTTCCATTTTTCTCTCCTTCTTATGTTCCTCTTCAGCTAAACGGGAAGTGAACCTCCGAGCCATTTCAGCACTTCTCAGTCGGGGAACTTGCCGAGTCTCAGTTATCCCCTCAACCTCGAGGCCGATCTTCTGGAAGTCTTCCTGAAGGCTGGAGAGTTTGATTTCTTTACCCATATAACCTCCTAACTGGTTACCTTTTCCAACATTCTGCCTACGGTAGAGTAGTCATTCAACCGCACAGCTAAAGCATCATGAACGACCGCCTTGCAAAGCACGCAGTCGCTACTAGAATTTACCTGTTTTCCTACGGATAATGCGTTCCACACCTCCTCGTTAAAATCCTCTGCAAATTTCTTTAAATTTCCCATACTTATATCATCATCAACCCTCATTAATTGAGGTTGCCTATCATTTATCTTTTCCAAGGCATCTTTCGCTTTGATTGCCACATCGTTAAGCACTACCAGAAGATTCTTCAGATCATCCCCTACCGCCGCACTGTAAACTTCCAAATCATCTTCCCTGACCTCCCCACTTATCAACCTTCCGTATTTTGGCTCATAGAATTTACTGTCCTCGTGAACAATCCCCGCTATCTTATCCCGGTGGGTGAGAAAATACTTCATCCAAGGAGACTCCCTCATTAACTTTTCTGAAAAATCAATAGCACTTTCGAGAGTTACCGACGGCGAGATTGCAACCTTACCAACAAGGTCATTCAAGAGAGGACGAACCGATTGCATATCCTTATTAAAAAGACCATCTATCACTCCCTCAATTAATTTATCTACAACTTCTTCGGAATCATAAATAGGCACATCAATATTTTTTATCTCTGAAAACTTTATCTTCCCATTCCTATTCTCAAATTTAGCCTCATAAAATTTCCCCGAAGAATCCATTACCCTTACTAAACCAGAAGAAAATGTGGCGATTGGTCTAATTTGTAAGTCTGTATTTTCTCCAACAAATTTTGATTTTTCTTCTTGAACAGCCAATCGGACAGATTCTATCATTTCTTCTTGAGAATCCTTAATAAGGGATCTTAAAAATTGCGTTGGGACAAGCTTTTCCATATTACAATGATATTCTACAAAATAAGAGATTGCAAAATCAATATCCTAAAAAATGACAAATGTCGCCACAAATGTCACTTAATATATTTCCCCGGCAATAGTTTTAATATGAATTTCCTTTGGCTTATCACCGCATACTCTATCACAGAATCAATTTTTCGAGGATTATAATAACCAAGACAAGCATAATTTCTGGCAGTTCGATCAGTTACACCTAATATCCTTCCAATATCAGAATAGGTGTAGAAAAATTTTTTCTTCCCTCTTTTTTTCCTATTACTGAAGTTCATGCCCGTCGAGACGCAATAACATATTTCAGTTCGGTCATAAAACTTCGAATCTCGTTCAATCTCGACATCAAATCCCGGTTTCCCCTAGCTATTTTCTGAAAATTATCCTCTATGTATTTCTCCATATCTTTATTGCCTTCGGAAAGATAAATCTCAAGTGGAACTTGCTGATTTTTATCCCCAACCAAAGGAGAAGAGGTAGCAAGTGGATATTTTTTAGCCAATTTCCGTAGTCCAATTCCCGGCTTCACATATCCGTAAGCCCGCCTAGGATATTCGGCAGACTCCCCCGCCGCCCCTTCTTCTTCACCGCCTCCTTCTTCTTTGGCTTTTTCCTTTGCGATAACCTCAACTTCTTCATCGGAGAATCCAAATATGTTCCTCATTATCCATCCTCGGCTAACATATTCCCCCATCTTTTCCGCCAATTCCGCCCGAGCAGTCTCCACTTCCAGTTTTGCCATCTCAAAAACAGCCGAAGGAACGGTCATTTCGACATCAAACTCCACTACTTCCGGATCAATATTCCGCGCCGCCAAATGCACTCGACAAATATGAGCAAATCCCTGCCTAATCTCCCTCTGAATCCGCAAAATTGACCGAGCCCACCGAATATCCTCTTGAGCCAAAGTCGCCTTTGCATTTATGCTTTCCTCATACCCAAGATAAGCCTTCGGGATTTTCAGGGCTGAAAATAACTTATTTCTAAAATATTCCAGTTCTTCGATACCCTGCCAACTCGGCCCCTCCAGAACATCAATCTTTGATCCTTCCTTACCTTTTCGAGTGGGTACAAAAAAGTCTTCGTCTGAGCTAAGGACGTTAAACCGGGTGTCCAACCTGTTTGTTTGAGGGTCGATCACCTTCTTCTTTTTATAGAATTGCCTAACCTTTTCTACATAGGCAATCGCTTCCTGCGGAGGCAATTCTCCCACATCCACATAAAAAGCATAACGAGCCGGGGCTCTGGTATTATGAACCACAACTCCATCATCAACAAAATTATGTTCATCAGAATCAACCCCAATATCCCAAATATCGTCAGCTCCAACCTCTTCAATTCCCAAAATCGGTTCACTTCTTTCGGCAAAATTATCTAAAGAAAAAGTTAATCCATAGGATACGGTTCTGGAAATCATTCTTCCGTTAAGCAAATGCCCTTCTCTGACTCTCTCGCTAATCTTCCCAACCGAAACTCCCAACTGCATGCACAACTGCCTAATATCTTCAAGCAAAACTTTATTACATACCTCAATATCATTTCTAACCCCACCGGATTCGTTTCTTGTCCTCCTGTGTCCATCTGCATCTATAAACCCTTCAAGAAAAGCAAGCTTAATAGAATTCTTTGCCCTATATACCCACTCGGGGACTCTTTTATTATGAGCACCTGGGATAAATCCGTTCATAATCATAAATTCAACAAACTTTTTGGAATAAACATAATAACTTCCAAATCTTCCACTTTCATCCTCCCCACTAAAACTAACCTCTCCAACAAATTTCTCAAATAATCTCTTATATCTTTCATTGATAATCTCATTGTCACCCAAAGCAAAGCCAAGATGACGCTCCGCTATAAATCCATCACCAATCATAAAACCAAACCACCGAGCAAAATCTTCATCAACAACTCTTGGAAGATTAACAGATTTAACCCCACCCCAATCTTCCCTAAAATCAAGACAATCAGAATCATTTCCATTCTCATTCATTACCTTAATAACAGTATTTCCTACTACCTCATAATCACCATCAAAAAACATCTTGATTAAATTATCTTGCATTCCACAATTATCTTGTAAATATTTTATCCCCTTCATCATCTTAATTCCGGACTTTATAGCATCTTTAGATAATCTTGCCTTAGTTCCCACTTGAGGAAACATAAGTTTAATCTCTTCGTAATCGTTCTCGTCTCTTTTCGGCATCACAAATCTATGATAGCCAGGAATCAAATTTTGCACCTCAACATATTCAAGTCTTTTAACTCTCTTTCTTCCTTTTCCAAACCTATCAACAATCTCAACTAAAATAGGATGAGTTTTATTCGCAAAAATTTCCCGGTGCTTACTATAAACCCTAAATATCTTATCTTGACCATTATATTTTTTATAAACTACTTTCGTCTTTTTCAACTTCCCATCTACCCCAAAAGAATATATTTCCTCTCCTTCCACCAAATCCTTAATCTTCTTATATCCCGAAGTTGTCCAAATAGGCGAATCACCACGAAGGCATAATTTATAAATTAGGGCCGCATCTTCCAACATCACCAGTCTTTTCCAAATCCATCGAGCGGACTCCAACAAAGAATAACCATACTTCGACCTCCTCTGCTTTGACCTGAGCCTTATGTGCATTACCATCCAATCCTCAAAAATAGAATCGGTGGTAACATTAATTTTTGTGGGGTTCTTCAGGTAATCCTCAAACTGTTCCGCGGTAATATTGAATCCTGCCCCCGTAACGCTTTGAATAAAGCCTAGCAATACCCCCTTGTCTTTTTCGACCCTCCTAACAGTAGGCGGGGGAAGAAAATTCAATCCAACTACTCCAGAATCGGTGACAAGCAATTCCTCATACTCATTCCCATACTTTACTAAAGTTCTAACAATTTCCCAAATCTCCTCTTCAATCCTGAGATTTCGGTGTAGCATTAAGTTCAATTCTTTCTTTATTTCCCCATCTTGAGCATCTACCCAAATTGAAAGTCCGGTATTTGGATCTGGCTGGGTGGCGTCATCTGCAGTCAGGTCGAGTGCTGAATTATGAACAAAAACCCCATTGACCGCAAAATTGTGATATTCAGGAACCTCGAAATCGTAAACATCTTCATAACCGGCAGGCTCAACCTTCAAAACCTTGTGGTTTACCAAAAATCTATCCAGATTATAATATCCTTTACTTTCTGAATATCTTTTGGCTGTTGACCAAGAACACCCAACTGCCTTTGCTATATCAGCAGGACATAAACCTTCGTCCCTCAAATTTCTAATTTTTTCCATAACATCTTTAGAAATTCTATGTCCATCAGCACACTTAACCACTACTTCTTCGTGTCTGGACAAATGATCTTCTTTGGTTAATAGCTCAAGATTTTCAGGGGAATCGTTTAGTTTATCAAAATCCTTATGGTGAATAAACAGATTTTTATCAAAATCTCTCCCAAATAAAAATCTCCCAACAATTCGATAATTAGGTTCCCATCTCTTTCTTTTCCCGGAAGATTCCCACCCCGGCTGAAACACTTCTAAATATCCTTTCAGCCCGAGTCTGGTCAGAAACGGCATTATAGAATCACCGGGTTTTAGCTTTCCAAGTTCAACATAATCTCCGCTTCTCATCAAAAATAAATGCTCTTTTGTCCCCCTAATCACCCGACCATCATCCAACACCACTCTCCAAATCTCAACCCTTTTTCCCGTCTTTCTGGCATTTTTCCCTTTAGCCAAAACAACAGTTCTCAAATCAAAATCGTAAGAATAAACAAGGTAGTCTTTGCCAGAGTCGGCCATCTCCTTAATCGAGATGGGCCCGTTTATTGTATGAATCAAACTATCTCCGGTTAAGCAGGATATTTCCGGGATGTCCTCCATATCCTCGTAGTCGATATAGCGACTCTGTAAATCCCATTCGAGCCGTAGATATTCCGCAATATCCTGATACCCATAAGCGGCAAATAGCGAATAATCCTGAAGCCACTTGCCTTTTATCTCCGTTCGCGGCTCTTTTTCTCTTTGGAAAATTGAACTGATAAAGTTCTTGACCCGGTTAGAAAGGCCAAGAAAAGGCTTCACCAGTTGAATTCCACCGGTCTTCGGCTCAGTTATTGGCTGAGCCGCAGCAGAAGGATTTTGCTCAAAAAGTTCATGTTCCATCGCTTACCCGCCTTTTGAAATCTTCGGATGTTTTGCTGATTCGATTGATCTCAAAACTTCTATCTGCTTTTTTACTATTTCCGAAGCTTTATCAACCATCGGAACTACATCGTTTTCCACCAGAATATCTATCACCATATTCAGCATCGTATCTACCTGAAGCAAAATCCTAATCGCATCATCGTTTTTCCTCTTGCCCATCAACTCCTCGAACCACACCGGCATCCCATAAGTAACGGCAATCCTATCGTCTGGACATCTCTTCCCTGAAGGCAAAACCGGACATGCTTTCCCGTTCACCGGAACCCCTCCACCAACCGAACCATCCCCCATCATATTTTCCCACATGTCTTTCTTAATCTTCTTCATGGATTCTCCCCCCAACAAAAGGCAAATAAGTGTCTCCTAAATCTTTCGTAATACCCTCTTTATACCGAGTATATCTTGGCCCATTATAAGTTTTGGGATCTGGCCCGCCAAGCATCGGCGGAAGAATAACCGCTCTGTTTATTCCACTATTAACCTTTACCGATTCATCTTCGTCTTCGAAGGGCTCGCTGATTCCGATCATTGGCGGAGGCAAAACTTGCCGAGCCATAAACACCTTCTTATTTTCCAGAGAATAAACCACTCCGGCTACCGCATCTGCTACATCCTTACATCCTCCGTCTGGATGGTCAACTTTTCCAGTTTCCCTACCCTTAATCAAATTTAGGAGTTCATATTCGAGCGGAGCATAGTAATAACACTTTATTCGCTCATCGTTTATCGCATTTTTCAGATCTTCATAAGGAACGGGATTAATATCCACACTCGAAACGAAAGCCCTGTATCCTTTCGCCTTGAGCTGTTGAACACACTCATCCGACCCGAACCTATCCATCGTTACCATCCCAATCCGGTATCCATGCTCAGCCAGTTCATAGATCAAGGTTCTGACCTCTGGCAAGTAAATCTCATCTCCCGGTGGAGGCACAATCCGAAGAACAAAATCAATGATAATCAGGGGCTTCTTTTCTATCTTGGAATTTGGACCAGTCCCACGAATTACATCCACCAATCCTCCAATATGAGCCATACAAAATCCGGTAGCATCGTTTTTCCGGCTTAAATCCATGTGGATATGTCTAGTTGCCGAAGGATTAATAATAGGACAGATTTCCCCCATCTGGTTCCTCTTCACCATCGAAGCCCAATCAAACTGCAATGGATAATTAGTTGACCATTCCTCCCGACTAAAGGGATGCTTTCTTTCTCTATCAAACATTGCCTCGATTTTATCTCGCCGAGGCAAAAACAGAGAAATAGTATGGGTAGCAATCCCGGCTGTCTCTCTAATAGACCCTTCTAAGTCAAGCTCAAATTCCCTCAAAAAGTCTATCGGAACTCCTACAACTTTTACATCCTCCTGATCAACAAATTGAGCGACCTCCTCTTGGCGAGTAAACATCTTCGGCCCTATCTGTTGGTTCCCCACTACCACCCAAAACTTTTCTTCCGAGTAAGTCCCAGGCGGGGCAACATCCCAAACTGCATACTCCCTCACAAAAACATGGGGATTAGTTTTGGCTTCTTGAATACGCCTTTCAGTGAAATCAGTCGTTCCCTTCTTCGAGGAAATTAAGAATAGTTTCCCCGGTATTCTCCCCCCCTTCATAAACCGGCTTTTTATCCTGCGAAGAATTGATCCATAGAGCAATTCTGCCTTATCGAAGTGCCGCCATCGAAAATTAACCGCCCTCTGTTGCTGACTAATCGCGGGCATAAAGTTTGTTTCGTCTATGATTCCCCCAAATATATTAAGACCAAGCACATTCGTGTCTTGGCTTGAAGCCGGAGCAATCCAGACATTTTTCGGAAACCTTACTTCAGACTGAGTGGCACTAAATGGAAACCTCTCCTTAAAATACGGGCTTCTCTCCAATTTGTTGACTATTGATTCGAAAATTACCTCTTTTGCCAGTTTTTGCGAAATGCTGACATTGACAAATGAAATTCTCGAATCGGTTGCTAGCCCATAATAATTTTGAGGATTCCGAAGGCAAGAAACCTCATAAATCATTCGGCACATTCCTACGGACGCAAGTAGCGTATTATGGCAATAAATTCCATTAGCCACAAAAGACTCTATTTCTGGAACGGTCAAATCATAAACATCTTCAAAACCTTCTTCTCTAATCGATTCTACCTCATCCCAGAAAATATCTTCGGAACATATCCATTCCCACTTATTATCGACACCAACATTACAGCAAAACCCCTTACCAATAGGAGCTATATCAACATTTGTATTCCCTTTTACTAACAATACTTTACTCAAAATTTCGTCGCACTGCTTTTCCTTGCCGAAGATATACCCTATGTTTTTCAAAAAAGTGACTACCTCATCCCCACCTGTTATAGACAACATCCATGCATCAAAGCATTTCTTCTTTCCACCTATCTTCTTATAAAACTTCTTAAACTTTATTTTTCTTGAATGAATCCCAAACCTTAAGAGCAAAAACTGTATATCATCTATGAATTTCTCGCTCAACAAGCAAATTTCTATCTTGGCAAGGTCTTCAGAATAAATATTGCCTTCACAAGCAAATATTCTATTCAAAAATAATGCCAGTTGGGGATCACTCAATCCATAGAACTCGGCCGGAACTCTTTTAGAAAACTCTGACGGCTTAATCTTCAAAACATCACAAATATCCAAAGAAACTTTTTTGAATTCCCTCAAAATCTCGGCATTAGTATTAGTAAATGTCCCGCTAACTCCACATTTCTTGGAAAGCATGTAAGCTACGAATTTTACCTCGCTATTAGAAATAATTAGAGGATTTATAGGAGGAGGCACCCTCCTTGGAGTAGCAATCAAATCTCCTGCCTTTAATAACCTTACTTCCTTCCACCCATCTTTTGTCAATAAAGGATGATCTAGACTTATACCTATTTTCTTCCCACTAGATAACTTAAGAACGCAAACCTTCTTCACACCAGTCCTGCCTACAAATGACGCCTTTCTTATCTCTGAAAGTCCATTATTATGATTTATACCCTGAACTACAGGTTCTTCCTTACAATCTCCAATCAGAATTCTTCGCCCAGCCAAAACATCATATATTTCAGTATCCTTCCTAACACACTTACCCCAACCGATTCCCCCACCGAAAATCACCTCTTGGTAATCACCTTCAAAAAGAGTGATCAGGTCCTCCTTAAGTTGAGGCCATATTTCTTTCCCTATATCCCCAAAATAATACTCATTCTCCAGCCACTCCCTCATTCCTACTCGAGGATATTCATAATCAAACTCCGACATTATGCCAACCAAAGAAAGACCATCTTTCGGCTCTTCCTCCGACTCTTTTTCCTCAATTTCGTCAATAATATGCTGAAGGACAATTCTGTCTTCAGGCGAGAGGGCTTCCAAGTCTTCGTTGAAAATCTTAAGAAATTCCTCGTCGGTAAGAACGCTTTTATTCTTACCTTCTTTTTCTATGATCATTCCGACTTGACCTCATGTGCAGATACCGGGAGAACCACTCTATCCTCGGCAGGCTTCCAGCCGATCTTCTGCTTCAGAAGATCCAACCCTCCTGATTTACTCAATGCCTTTTCAAGGATATTTTCAATTTTCCTTCTGGAAGACGGGTTATTAATAACATTTATAATCGGAGATTTTCCATATTTATTTCTCACTTCCGCCATCAGATTTGCATCAATGTTAAGTTTCCCAAGTTGCCGCTGGTTAATCCCTAAATCCATTTTCAAATCGGCTGACATTTTGAGGATTTCTGCGGCGGCAACCACCTCCCGCACGGTAGTTTTGAAAAGTTTATTTATCTTCTTTTCCGAAGCATAATCAATGGCAATCCTGTCCCTTTGAAGCCAATACAAATCCTCGTATTCTTCTATTTCGTCAAGGCCTTCTCGCATCTTCCTCTCGGCCTCGGCATATATCTCCGGCATTGTGTCCTTAACTAATTCTGCCGGAGGCAATGATTTTCTGTAATCGTTTAGAGTCGTTATTAGAGACTGGAAGGTAATATCAGTATATTCACCGCATTCTTCCTGAATGTAAATTGCCAAACTACGGAGAGGCCAACCTTTCCTGATTCTGGCATCAACCTCAGGGAAACAAGTAAGTTCCCTCAACCTTTTAAACCTTGAAGGCTTCCCCTCTGGCGTTGTCCTTTCTCTAATGTTTCCTGCCATCTGAAATTGATTTCAAATCAGTATCCAAACTCTTCCTCTTCATCTTCACCTATTTTAGGAAGACTGTCAATATCAATTGACTCCCAATCTGCTATCATAACATCAAAAATAGAACTAGCCGCCACCTTATGCTTTTTCGCAAATTCCACCATTCTCCTAACTTTATTAAATAAATCATCTGAACATCGAATATAAAGAACATTCTTTCCCAGCGAAAAACACATAAAATTATATTTCAAATCTTGACCATACTCGGAAAACAAGTTATTCAGAATATTGCTCACATCATCAACAGTCTGGGCTTCCCTTACAGTGCTGTCGAACCTATTCACCAATTCTTGAGGCACCCCAGAGTCCTTGAGCGCTTGCCTAACCCCCTTTGTAAGCCTTTCCCATTCAGTTTCATCCACTACCCCCATCAGTTCCCGAAGTTGATCCGCCCCATACTTTTCAGACATTTCCTCATAAAGCTGAATAAATTTTTCTGGGCTAATACGCCCCCTAATGACATTAAGCCTAACCGTAACAAATTTTTGCAAATCTTCATCTTTGAACCTCTCCCCAAGCACCACACAAGGGATTGTTTCGTGCCCTAGCGCCTTCACAATTTGCCATCGGTGTTCTCCTCCGATTACCCGGTATTTTCCCTCCTCGATCTTAACCACCTGAATCGGGTCAATAATCCCGTTTTCCTCAATCTCTTTCTTTAGTCTTTCCATCGTTTCATCGTCCATAATATTCGGATTCCACGGATTCCTCTCGAGCTGATTAACTGGGATATACTCAATTTTCAGATTCTCCGCCACTTAACCTCCTTTTCAATTATCTAAAGCGGTTTGGATAACTTATCATTTAAATACCTAAATCCAACTTCCAATAGAGTGCATAACGCCGAACCAATCACCCCATTCGTCATCAAGTAAAGGCCGATCTCCAGCAGATCCAGCCAATTGCTGACCTCCATCACCGGAGCAATATATGGCTCGGAACTCGTAACTAATGTCCAAAATATACTCGCCCAAAATCCATAACAGGTAGGGCAATCCCAAAGATAGGCAGGCCAATCCCAAGGAAGTTTATCTAAAAAATCTCTCCACCCCTCAAAAATCTTACTTTGTCCAATAACAAAACTTCCCCAAACTAAAAGCGAAAAAATTAATAATTTCACTTTTTTACTCCTGTCACGAAAACAAAAATTCCAAATGCTATTATGACTATTCCTGACACAATTTCAACCCATCCGTGTTCCGTAAAAACCAAGATTAAAAATCCCATGGCCACCACCAAAGCAGAAAAAATAGCTCCTAGTATTTCCCAAAACATATCCACCTCCTTGCCGGAACTATTCCAGCCAATTCAACACCCAGACCGACAATGGGCAACTGGTCTGAGCATCCACTTTTTAAGCATTATATTAGTATCCATAACCCTATCCTTACAACAACACTTCCTGCTTTAATCGATCCTTTGCTATTTTACAATATTCTTTACTGATTTCAATACCAACAAAATTTCGACCCAAGGATTTGGCAACCACAGCAGTTGTCCCTGATCCGACAAAGGGATCAAGAACAATATCTCCCTCAAATGATAAAAGATTAATACACATAGCGGGTAGAGTTAGAGGAAAATTAGCCTTTGTAAATTGCGATGTTTGAGGTTTGATTTTCCAAACTCCGGAGCAACCCTCCATAAACTGCTCCTTGCTAATAGTTGACTCTCCTGATTTGTCTTTTCTCCACCTCTCTTTATAGCCAATAATCACCACCTCGTATGGGCAATAAATATATGGGGACTTAGCGCTCATCCAGCTCCCCCAAGCCGTGTATTTTACCCTGTGCGAATCAGCCCAAACAGGACATCCGAAGAAGTTTATTTTACACTTTTGAAAAAGTTGATAAAAGTGGGCGAAAGGGCTAATTCTTTTCTTGTTATCCTCTATGCCCATCTCAAGCAATACATTTATGCATATTCTCCCATCAGGCTTGAGAATTCGTCGGCATTCCGACATCCATCCTTCGCACCATATTAAATAATCTTTCCAAGGCATTGAATCGTTATGAACATCGTAATCTACTCCACAGTTATAGGGCGGACTAGTAACAATTAAATCTATTGAATTATTAGGAATTCCCCCCATAACCCTAATGCAATCACCACAAATAATCTTGCCGACAAAATCATCAGGCCAAATCATGATTTTTCTTCTCTTCTCATATTATTACCAAAGTATATCTAAACTCCCCTGCACTGTTAACCACTCTGGGTGCAGTGGATAGGATTGACTGGCTCCCCGGGTAGGATGAGAAATATTTTCTTTAAGATTGCTCTTAATCCGATAAATATCTTTTTCCAGTCTCTCTTTGGCAAATTCGTAATATTCTTTCACCACTTCAAATCCTATATATTGGCGTTTAAGCATTTTGCTAATGATCGCTACTTGGCCTGAACCTAAAAACGGGTCTAAAACCATATCTCCTTCTTCATTTGTTTTCATCTTTCACCTTTTATGACTTTCTCTTGGTATAATCAAAATTAATACCCGACTCTTCCGATATCCTGTCCAATAGTTTTTTCCGAGGAAACGATCCTGATTTATATTTCCAGACTTTCCTGTGGTCAATGGATAGGTAATCAGCGACGAAACTAATAGATACTCCCGAATCTCTAGCGATTTTTTCCAGGGTCGAGTAGAAAGTCTTTCCGGAATCAATCTTGAATGACATCCCTTTGTTGCGGGCAAACCATTCCGCTAGGGTATTAGATTTTTGTCCGAATTTGCTGATTCTCATTTTCTTCTTTCTTGTTTCTAAAAATGGCCCCCGGTTTAGTAATGATAATGCTGCCGTTTTTCGGCGCGGGACTGTTGCCCTACATTATCATCTTTATCTCCGGGGGCGGAAGCCCGCTTTCACCGGGCACAAGGCTCGACAGGAGGCCAGCCCTGCCGGAGGCCTTGTTTTGACCATTTCCAGTACTTTTCGATCAGCCACATTCTTCAAGAACTTTTCTCAAAACCTTAGCTATTCCATCAGCACAGGATAAAGGTTTTACTTCCGACTTGCCCCATAAAACAGGACTCGGACAACGAATACCTTGAAGTTGTTTAATAAAAACTTGAGGATCAATCCCAGCCCTAAGCCCAACTGAAACCGCCCGGCACAATCCCTCCATTACGGCCATCTCACACCGACCACCCTTGCCGACCGAAGTAAATACCTCAAAAGGATTTCCATTTTCATCGACAGATACTATTACATACATAGTCAAATTTGGGCTATTCTCATCCGCAGGATTCTCCCTGCACCCAAGTTCCACCCTGTAAGTTTTTGACGGGAGAACATCAGGACGATCTTTAATCTGGCTCATTGACATACTATTCGGGTAAAACGCGCCTTTTTTCTTTCTTCTTTTTTTCAACCAACCCTTCACTTCGGGCAATGCTATTCAAAATCTTTTTGCTAGGATTCCAAATAGGCATTGTAAAACGCCTTCCTCGCACATCGCTAAAAGGCCTTTCTAAAACTTTCTTCCAATCTCTAGTAATTTTCTTTGGCATTAACTTCACCTTCATAGAATATTCGGGCGTGGAAGCCCGCCTCCTTTAGGGGTTAATAGTTGACCTTTCCAACCTTATGTAAGAATCCAAAACATCTTTTGCAAATTTTTCCGACGGCCTTCTCTTTGTCCCATTATACCAAGCTAGGGCCTTTTTTACATTCCCGTGGGATTCGGTCAGATAATAAATCAGTTTTCGGCAACCTGACCTAACATTGAAACCAATTTCAAAGGAGGCATCGCTCCAATCACCCAAATTCACCTGAGTAAGCCCGATCGCGAACGCGTCGCTCATCGCGAGCGGATCAAATCCGCTTTCCTTCGCCATCAAAACCAAAAATAGATTAGGTGATATTCCGGCAATATCAGCACAAGTTGCGCTTTCACGGATTATCTCATCCACCTGCCGGTCGTTCAACGGAGGCTTGAATGATAAAATGTAACTCTTGGCCTTGATATATCCGGGAGTAACTTGAGGCAAAACTTCTGCGATCTCTGCTTTATTATTTTTAGTAGTTAAAGACAGCACCAAAATACTTATCACTCCCCCAATTAGAGCCCCTACAAAAAACCAAAGTATTGTGTTCTGTTTCCACCCCTTATTATTTCTGCGATTAACGAGGATAAAATCAGAATAGTTATTTTTGTCCATTTTTATCCAATCTTTCTTTTTTCCTAGCATCAATAATTCCGGTATACCACATAAAGGGAACAAAATATGACAGCACTATCAACCAGATTGAGGCAATAAAAACCACAGCCGCCCAATTAAGGAAATGAATCACGGCATCCATCATTCACCCTCCCCTCTGTTTTTTTTCACTTCCTCAAGAATATCCCGCAAAACAAGGACAAGAGAATCAATACATGAAATTGCCCTTTCCACCATATCTTTGTGCTCGGCTACCAAGACCGAAATCCATGAAAATCCGCAATTCCCAACCACATTCCCCGTTTCACGATTAATCATGTTCACCCATATTTGACATCCCTTTTCACCCTTGTTGGACTGAAGACACCTTCCCCCGAATGGACACTTCGGATTCTTAGCCATTTTTATCCTCCTGGTTTAATTGATCTATTAATTCAGATCCCCATATAATCCTTTTCTCCTTCATGTCCACGGCAATAAGTTTTATCCCCAAAAGCGACTCAAATTTTTGGAAAAAGAACACCATGTTCTCTCGCCCAGAAGACATAAACGAATTCGTAGCCAGAAAATCAGAACAGATTAGATCAATCTTGTGCCCGATTGCCTTATCCTCATCTGACCCAATCAATTCTCCTGCCCTCTGAATGGCAAGCAAAACATTCTGATACATCGAGTCAGAAAGTTTGACTGTGAGATACCTCGAAAGCGGTTCTCGGGATTCCTCTTCCCCCTGAGCCGGAGGCTTGGCCAATGTCCGCACATCCATCGCCAATTTGATAGCGGTAGATTCTTTCGCCCTTTTAATCCATTCATCAGCATTTTCGGGGGTGATAAATCCAGCAAGTTCCTTCGCCTTTGTCCACCCAATCTCCTTCAGCTTATTGTAGAGCTCAGGAGAATTCTTTTTATAAGCACACCAAACCCAAATACTAATCAAATATTGAGCGACCCGATAACTGATTCCAACCTCTTTTTCCACCGCCTCTTGCCAAGAGTGGTATCCCCATTCTTGCCAATATTTTTCTTTCCAGACCTCATGTAAAAGAGGCCCAAGATCGAAAAATCCTTCCTGAAGTTTGATTTTTATCTCTTGAATTTTATTTCTGATCTCCTGAGCTGGAGTTATGATCCTCCCCTCTACCGTCGCCAATCCCTGAAACTCCTTCTTTTTCGCCATCGTTCTTTACCTCCCCTTCTTTGGGAAAAACCACTTCTTGAGCCTTCACTTCGATAATTCTTCGATCTCCTTCAGTCCTTCGATTCATTAACGCACCAGACACTATCACATACATCCCCTTTTTCAATCTCCTTTCGCAAATCTCCGCCAATACCCCAAAGGCATTGACCTTGATCCATACCGAATCATCCCGATCATCCGACACAATCCAAAACGAAATCGCCTTATCCCCCCGTCTGGTCTCTCCGTAGGTGATTTTCCCTGCCAAATTTCCCGCCAGAAAGCACTTGTTTATCCCCTTACTCATGTCTGCCTCCTCCATAAAGTAGGCTCTGCACACATACTCCCTTCTTCTCCGTTTATCATATACCAAACATAATTAGCAATCACAAACGCATCCATTTCATCATCGCTCCCAAATAAAATCCCTTTTTGCGAGAGATACTTTTTTACTTGCTTCTTTTTCATTCCGCCATCCCCAGAAAGATACTTCCGTGCAGTTTTAGTCGGAATTACCATTGGGGAAACTTCGCAAACTAGATATAGTTGGCTTTTGATCACCCCTACCAGTTCCCCCAAATACTCTCCTCCATAAACCTTGCCGAAAGCATAGCCTTCTATGCCAATATGCCTAATTTTGTATTTGGTCATCTCATCTACCACCGCCTTCGCAATCCTGATCATCCTAACAATCTTTTCTTCCTCGGTGGCCCTCTTTGCTAATCCATACCCAAAAAGGGTGGTGATTGGCTTACTTACCCCCTCGGTGAGAATACAAATACCAGTTCCCCTCAAACTTAAATCTAGTCCTGCTACTGGAAGCATAAATCCCTCACTTGGCAGTTAGCCGCCCTCCAAAAACTCCTGTTCTGACACATTCGATCCGGCAAAATATCCTTCGGATTCTGCATTCCTTCGTTTATACTACTGACTGCAGAAATCACCTTGGTAATTCGTTGCTTAATTTCCTCAATAACCGAAGGATCATATTCAACAAAATGAACCTTCCAAGTAGAATCGTTCTTATTTATATAAAAAAGCTCCCCCCATTTTAACTGGGCTTGCCACATGTAAAGATTTATTTGAGTAATATCAGGGGAGGTGGGGCCGGAATACTTGTCATAATATTCCTTTTTCTGGCTTTTGATTTCGAGGATTCCGTAATCTTTTCTCGACGGAGTTATGATTATGCCGTCCGTATGGCCGCCCAGTAAGTAATCTTCATCGTAAAACTCCGGCTCTACTATCTTCATTCTCGAATATCCGCATTGACATTCCTTAGGCATCTGGACAATTTTCTTAAATTCCGGTATATCGTAATCTCCAAATTCAGCCCCACACTTCGGGCAAAGCCACTTTCCGAGCAAAATGCCCCTTGGCCCCAAATAATTGATCCTAACTAAATCGTGAATCTTCCTTCCAATATCAAAGGTAAACTGGTTAGAAGAACTGATAATCTCCTGCCTTCTGACTCGGTGAAAAGCACACAAAACTTCTTCTCGCGGGCAAATATTATGAACCTTCGAGCATCTGAAAAATTGCTCTTTCTTCTCAATTATTTCCCTGGTGAGAAACGGGATTTCCTGCCTCTCGCCAATATCGTTCATGGCGGAAACTATCCCGGCTGGCTTCATCAATCCTTTTATCGAATCTGCGAATACCATTACCTTAATAGCTCAATCAATCTCTTGAATGCATCCAATGGTATCATAACCCAATCCTTTTGCCAAGGACTTTTTACCGACGCCAATTCGATTTGAAGTGCAGGAATTTTCCCCTTAGACATCGCTTGCCGATCAAGTTGTTCCAACCACTCCGCCTTTATTGACATGCTCTTTTTATCCGTCCTCTTTGCCTCACCAACCACCTGATCTGACTCCACATCAATACCTTTGCCGATTAAAGATCCCCTCATAAACCGGCTACCCGGCGAAGCCCCACTAAAGGGTTTTCTTTTCCCCCCAATAGCATTAGCAAATCTATTTTCCTGATTTCTGACTCTATTCACGGAAATAATTTGTGATTGTATAATACCTATGGCCAGGAATAACCATATCATTTGCAGTCAATCTGATTTCCATTCCTTTTAAAATCTCAAAGATATGAGTTCCTGCTGGAAATCCCGCCATTTCCAAAAATTTCTTAACAGGCAAAGGCTTACCGACACGAATCTCATCGACATTACAGAAAACAGAAATATTCTTTGCCTTTCCCACCTTGAATTTGACCCTTTGCTCCATATTCAATACTTCTTTGATCGGAATACGAAACCGGGAAGCAAGCTCCTTTAAGGAAACCTTTTGGGAAAGGATTCTGCTTTCGTAAATTATCTTTTCACGGTTTCCCAATATTAGGTTTTTCATTTTTCTTCCGAAAAGGGTCTATTCCCAAACTTTTCATCCTGCAAATCACATTATCACAAACGGGTGGAATTACCTCCGGATCTCCCATAAATTGCCTACCACAAATATCGCACCTACAAACTTCCAATTCCGAGTTCTTCATTCCTTCAAATTCAAACTCAAACTGGTTCAACTTCCCATCAAAATTACAGAGTATCTCTCCCTTCTTCCAGTTTATTGCTTCATGATCTGGGCAATTCCGACAATCCCTCGCTTCCACCATCGAATATCGTGGGCACAAAACCATCGGCCTTATATGAAGCAAAGCTGGCATTACGCCCTCAACATTAAATCCAAAAGCTGAGCCTTGAATTTGCAAAACTCATCCCGATTTTCCAACCAAAAATTAATGATATTCTTTTTTACCTCGGTGATCTTCCCGGTAAAACTCCTTCCGCCAGTAGAATAGTTTTCTCCATTTTGAGCAATAAGCCCGAATCTCAGCCCAGTTTCAACCAAATATGGCTCCTCCAGCAACGAGCCGATTTTCCGCTTTTCGGTATCGCTGAGAATCATTGTGAAAGCTCCCTCGATCTTCGCTGGAGCCACTTTGTTTTTATCCACTCGGAAGGTAAATTCAACCGACAATGGCTTCCCCGACTCTTTATCCATCTCATACTTCCCAGTGAAGGTTTTGGTTTCAGTCGAAGTAACAAATTCCTGACCCATCCCGCCCGGCCTAGTTTCGGGGTTTCCATACATCACTCCTACTTTCATCCTCATTTGATTGATCACTAGAAGGGTTGGAAGCGGTTTACCTGCCTTGGCGAGCTGATTGAAGACCCCAATAATCTTCCTCCACCCCTTATTGTAGACGCGAGCCGAAAGACCTTGTTGCCATTCTTCGGTTGCCTTCTCCATTTCTGCTATCGGAGACAAGGCGGCAAGAGAATCAAAAACCGCCAAATCCAAATCCCCTGACTGAATGAGATTCACCAGTATGTCAACCGACTCCTCGCTGGTTTCCGGCCTCGACAAAAAAGTCCTTTCGAGATCAACACCGTTTATCAAGGCCCACTTTTCGTCCCAAACCCCCTCAGCGTCAATCCACGCTGAAACACAAGTTCTCTTTTTTCGGCATTCGCATTCCTCAAGACTTTTGAAGCAGGAAAAACAGATTTTCTGGGCACTTGCGATCAACTTGAGTGCCATCGTAGTTTTACAGGAAGATTTTGGCCCCCACACTTCATTTATTCGCCCTGCTGGGATTCCGCCCCCCAAGGCGAAATCCCACGAGAAAATACCCGTAGGTATCCGTTTCACTTTCGGATATTTTATCTCGGAAGCAATCCCCAAAGCTCCCTTGCCGAGTTTCTCGGCAAGTTCCTTTAGGCGATCAATCCTTTCGTCCGGGGGATTATCCTTGTGAACCATTCCTATACCCCTTAATTTGCTCGGCCTCTCTATTCACCCGTTCCTGGGTGAAAGCCACCGCCCAGTCATAGGCATCTGCCAACTCTTCTTTATAGCAGGGCACCTGAACACTAACATCAACCCGAGCGGTCTGGAAATTTCCAAGATTGATCGTCAGCCCATAGTTAACCCTCACGGTAGCGGGCTCGGTCTGAAACTGATGAATCTGAAGAATCTGCTCGTCTACCTCCTCCCCGCCAGAGCCGTTTTTACCCCATTGCTTGGTTACAGAAATTATCCCGTTTTGGACAATTACCTTTTCCGCTCTTTTGAGTTTCTTCGCTTTGAGCTTTTTTTCTTTCCCCGCCAATCTCATCGCCCTTGCCAATTCTTTCCCATAGCCTACCATCTGACCCTCCTTTTTTTGAAATTAACCACAATTATTCTATTATATCTTGAAATCAATTTCAAACATTTATTCCGAGCCGATTCCATCCCTCTTTTATACTGGCGTAAATTTGATCCTTGTGCTTCAATACGCCCCCAACCTTCCCTGCCGTAGCGAACCCCGATACCGATTCCTTAACCACATCAATCATTTCCCGAGTATAATACCTATGCCCCAATTCGTTCCGAAACGGAGTCTCCGGCAAAATCCCTGTCCTTTCCCAAAGTCTCACCACTTGAGGAGTCCTATGAATCACCGCCGCCATAATCCCTGAAGTAAAAAGCACAGTCTCCTTTCCGCCAATTTCCGCCACCTTTGGCTTTTTGTACCGAGGCAACCTGATCTTCCGTTCTCTCATACTTGTCACCCCCTTACTTAATTTTAACAATTAAAATTAACTTGTCAAGCTCCGGTAATATCTTTCCCTTATCTTCCCCAAATCACTCAAAAACGGAACATCGTCTACAAAATCCACAATAATTGGCTCCTTTTTTCCCTCAAATGGCCTGAGTATTCTACCGACTGGCTGCTTGATATCAGCCTTCGGCGTGGCGAGAAACACCGTATCAATCGAAGGAATATCCAATCCTTCAGACGCCATCTGATAAGTCGCTAGAATTACCTGAGCTTTCTCCGCCAGTTTCAACTCTACTTCTGACCGACTCCCAATATAATAATCCACCACCACTTCCGACATTCCGGGTTGTTTTTTGAATCTTTTGAAAATATCCTCAAGATGTTTTATCCTCTCCGAAAACAGGATTATCTTTCTCCCTGCCTGAACAGCCTTTGTTAACTCATCTACTATTAACCTATTTCTAGCCTCGTTCTCAACTATCTTCCTCAATAAAACAAATCGGGGCAAATCATCCGGATTAAACCCAGGAGTCCGAATCATTCTAAAATTGGTTTTAACCCACTTAATCTTCGGGATAAGCCTCTGTTCCCTAGCCCTGAATAAAATATCTCCTATATGCCATTGGAAAACGCTGGCAGTGCCATCTTTTCGGTATGGAGTAGCCGATATTCCCACCCTATATCTGGAATCAAATTTTGGGACCACGACTGACCATGTAGGCGCCGAAACGCGGTGCACCTCATCTGAAAACAAAATTGGAAAGTGTCTATAAACCCACTCTGGATATTCCCGACTTGAAAGCGATTGAATCATCCCTAAAACAATATCTTGATTTACATCGCATTCATCCTGCTGAATTAATCCAACCGATACCCCCGGCAAAAATTGTGCAATCCGCTCACGCCATTGATTAACCAAAAATTCCTTGTGGACTAAAATCAAAGTCCTCTCGCCAATCATTGAAATCAATTTCAAAGCCCAGACGGTCTTTCCCCATCCAGCAGGAGCCGATAAAATCCCTCCCAAACTCCCCGACTCTTCATCTCTGAGAAACACCCGGAGGGCCTCTCCTTGTTCATCCCTGAGCCGAATAGCCTCCCCTGACTTTCGCAACCTATCCTGCTTTTCCCCACACTTTAGTTTCCTACAAAATTCATATCCTCTTGCTCGCAGAATACTGAGTTGCGGAAATTGCCGAGGAACGCAGAAAGACCCATCCGGGTGCTCCTCGAAAAGACGGATAACTTGTGGCTCTGAAAACTCCGAAGTCGGCTTCTGGTTAATTCGAAGCAGATCTATCCACCGATTTCGGAGATCCTGGTCAAGCCCAGACACCCGAGCCCAACCGGAAACATAAACCATTTTTTCCATAGATTATTCGGGCGCGGAAACCCGTCCCATTCAGGGGGCGGGTAGCTGACTAGTATGCGATTTCCTCTTCAGGACTATCACTCAATTCCATCTCGTCCTCAAGTGTCGCTATTGCTTGCTCGAGTGTGAGCGGAACGAAAATGGTTTTATAATCGAAAGCCTTCAGTGGCTTACCATCTTTGTCTACCAATTTTTCTTCCGGCACCTTTTCAATAAACTCGAAATCATCACCAACCCGAGGCGCCTTCGGATCGTCGGATCGCGAAATCAAGAATTTTGCTCTGCTAATATCTCCCCCAAGTCTGTTCTCGATTTTCAATTTTAACTTTTTCAGCACCTGCGGTTTTGCCTGGAAGAGCAAACGCATGTTCCTATACTTCTTCCCATCCTTTCCGATAAATCCAGTCAGATCGAGAACTGTCCAGTAGCCGACATAATGCCGGCTACGGGGGTCCTTCTCGCAAAACGGACATCGGGGAGAAATACCTTGAAGACAAACGAAATTGTTGCCATAACTTTCCCCGATCTTAATTGAATGTTCATAAAAACAAAATGGATCTTTGTCTAGAAAAATAACTTCTCTCGATTCCCCCCTAGGCACAAAAAATGACCGAATGCCACGCTTCGTGGCCTCGGCTTCAGCTTTCGGTAACCCGCCAAAGCCGATTTCATACCAAGATGATTTTTCCTCTGCCATTTTTCCCTCCTTTTTTTCTCCAACTTCCTATCTCCTATATACCCCCAGAAGAACCCCTCCAGCAATTCTCTGAATATCAACCTTTTCGTTCTTATCACCATCCTCGCATGCCAGATCGGAAACCGAGATTGCCACCTCCCACACCGTCGGAGATTTTCCCGCAAATTTCTCCTTAAACTCCTCGGCAACTTTTTCCCCCTTAATCTCGGCAATTTTTTCCACTGCCTCTTCAAACCGACTTTCACTAATTACCATCTGGGCACTATCCACAATCTCGCGAACTTTCTGCCTAATATCTTTACTGGACACAATGATCTCAAGTGCAGATTTCACCTCATCAATATCTATTCCCAGATGTCGGTGAGTATAACTACCAAGCCCTTGCGGGAGTATCATATTTCGCCCACCCTCGTAAATGACAGATTGAATTACCAACGCACGCTTGCCGGTTTCAGAATTTTCCAGCATGAAACCGATCTTAACCCCATCTTTGATATTCTCTCCCTGATAAAATAGATGAAAATAGTCATCATCAACATTAAAATCATAAACTCTGTATTCCAGAGCCTTCGCAAGTGCTGGACTGATCGAATCCAGCAGATCGCAGTTATTCACCACATAGTAACTATTCGACAAAACAGCCCGAACATACTTTACATTTACTTCCCGAGTTCGAACTAGGAATTCCTTCTCGGCCCTACCCAGCCAGTAATTTATGTTCTCGTCACGAAGATCTGCAGGGCATCGCTTGGCATACGACCATGGAACATCAATCTTCCTGCAAAGTTGCCATCCCGACCAGTCAGTTAACCGATAGATTTCGCCATTCATCACTAGATCGGTGTTATCCTGGCAAGATTTGGTCTTGAGGTTCTTCCCGACCTCGTAAAAGTCCCTGCACCCCTCCACCTGACTCATAACCGATTTTTTCACATCTTCCAGATTCATCATCATCCTCCTTTCGCTTTTCCCATCCTTACTCCTATCTCCATTTCTTTAACCATATTATATCAGATAAAAATAAATTTGTCAATAGGCAAAAATTAT